CTTCAATAATAGGTATAAACTTTCCCATACTATTTAATCCTCCCGTTCGATTGCATAGGCTATGATTACATCAATGTTTGTGAAGATAAAATCATAGTTACTTCAAATACTTAGGTTTGGTTTTAAACTCTGCTTTATTTAAAGTTTTTGCATCATCTGGAAGGGTTTTAGTAAGGTCATATAAAGCCTGTTTACCTTCTTTAGAAGTGGTCATTTCATTTACACCACCCATAGAGATATAGTGACGTTTAGATGAAATAAGTTTATATAATTCTTCGTTTGCTTCGATAGAGAATGGTGTTTTAGAAGATACTGTATCACCATCATAGTCACCACCGATAGAATCCAAACGAACGTTATTTGGTAATGCTACATCAATAAATTTATTAGTAGTATTTGTATTCAAATCTTCTGCTCTGATCTTAGGATATTCTTTGTAAAGTTTGCCATTGATGATCATAGGTTCTGTTTGAATAGTAGAGATAACTTTAATCTTAGCAGCATATTGGTTCCAATAACTATCGATTGGGAAACGTGTGATAAGAGTCATTTTATCTTTAGTAATATCTAGTGCCGCCATGTAGATTAAGTCACACCAAGTTAAAGGACGTTCATTGATAGGAAGACTGTCTACCTTATTATCAGAAATAAGATTTTCAGCAGCCTTAACATCATCTACCATATAACCTTTATATCTTAGATATGGTTTCATTACTTTAGGTATCCTCATACCAGTTGTATCAATAGGAGCTTCGATAGGAATGAATCGATTACTCATACCATGCATAAATCTATCTAATTCTTTTTTGATACGTTCATCAGAATAAACCATTTGCCAATCTTGGACTCTGTTTCTAGTAATCTCTTTTGTTTTTAGATTAGTTACAAGCATATCCATTTGGTCACTGATATTATTTTCAAACCAACGTCTAATCCAATAAAGCATATAAGGGAAGAAGTTGGCACATAATGCAGCGATTGGCAAACCAATACTGTCTATATCTATATCGATATCGGCAATAGATTCTTTTCTCAAGTTTTGAGTACAGATAACTAGACGAGCACCCCAGTCAAAAGACTTCTTCATACCAGCACGTCTAATAAGACCCATCTTTCTAGAAAGACCTGATGCTTGAGCATCTTTACCCTCGTATCTACCAAATACTAACCAGTCATAGATGGCAGCTAAATTCTCTTGAATACGCCATCTAGTTTGACCATTAAGGGTTAAACCATACTCATTACTATTCTTTAATGCCTGAACGTCTCTAAGAATTTTACCATATAATTGGTTAATCTCACCAACACTAGTTCTGGAATCTTTATCAGTATTGATATCACGATAACCTACTGGGATTACTACACAATCTTTGATAAAAAGTTTATCTCTATATTTTTCTAGGAAGTCAATCTTAACACCACGTTTAGCAGAATCAGTTCTTTTAAAATCGATTACTTTAATTACTTTTCTTAAGAACTCAATCCCAGTTTCGCCTTCAGGATCTGATTTTAATTTGCCAGTTTCTTTATCTAATACAAAATTATCTGCCTCTTGAGCACATAGTTTAATATTAGAATCTAGTCTTGACCAAATCTTGTAAGCAAGTGGATGTAAGAATGTTTCTCCTGCTAGATTTACATAAGCGAAGATACTACTTCTATCTTCTTTGGTAATACCAAAGATTTCATTAGAAAACAAGCCGTCTTTATCTGGAAGATTGCCTCTAGAGAAAGACATTGGACTTGTAATCTCTTTTAAGTCATTTACTTTAATAAAGTTAGCGACGTTAAGTGGAGATAATTTAAGATGCTTGGTTTTTCCATCATTAGAAGCTTCGTCTAATGCATAGAATTCTACTACATCATTATTCATTTAAAGCATCCTCCATAAGTATAATAAATTCAAATTTAATTAATAGTTCCCATCTAGCCATTAGTGCTAGATGGGAGTTCTATTTGATTAAGTTTAGAAATCTATTAATTTGAATTTTAAGATATTCTTATTAGACTCTAAGGATATCTTATATAGCGGCTGGAATGCTCCAGGAATAATCTGGTTATCCAATCGCTCCTCTATAGTATGAGCCAATTCATCAGATAATAAGGTTACTGTAAAAATACTATCACATTCAGAAATATTAATATCTAGAATATCAGTATTTCTACAGTTACCTAATAAAATATCGTATAATGCTACCTCTCGAGAGAATAGCTTATCGTCTACAACTTTAGAGGAAATTAACTGACTGAATTCTATTAAATTCATCGAATTATAAAATCCTCCTTTATGCCTATCAATCACCTTTAAGGATAGAATCCATTTCTTCTGCTTGGTTGGCTTTCTGTACCGTCTTATTCTGTATCTCTTTCATATATCTAAAATGCAGATACACTAGAAACCCAACGTCATAGTTGAATGCTTCAGAAAACGATAATCTGCCTTTATAGTAATTACATAGGGTCATTACTATTGAATAGAAAGCGCCCCGATCGGTAAAAAGGCCCGAGTGAAAAGTAATTGAAGAGCACCTTGAGGAGTAGCTTCGATAGTAGTATGGCATTTACCACATTCTGTAGAAGGAATTTGATAAGTAATCTTATCATCAGTAAATACACGAGTGATTTTGTATACTTCACCCATAAGAGTAGCATGTTCATCAGAAGATAAGTTCTTCATGATTTCATAAATAGCTTTAACCTTACGCATTACTGTTTTGGATAAGCTGTCTTCTACAACACCTAAATCGATTGGATATAATTGTTTTGTTACATTATCGATTTTATAGATAGTATCAATATTAGCCATGATTTGAACTACGTTAGCATATTTAGATGCAAATTCATCTGTCAATGCAGCACGCTCAATCATATCACCATAGATAGATTCAGTACAGAAACTAAATGCATAGTCTCTGGATACTTGGATAGGTTTTGTTCTGAAAAGTTTAGATTTTACAGGACGGCTATGCAAGATATCTTCAAAGCGTTGTTTAACTTCATCATTAGGATATACCACCATATCTTTAACATCCTTCTTATTGATAAAGAGGTTGTTACATTTGTTATTAGGGCATTGGTAAGATAAGTAGTTAGTGTCTTTGAAGTTTGCCATATACATAGCAAAGATCATGCAGTCCAAATCATATACAGAGATTTGTTTTAACCAAGTATCAATATCTGGTTTCTTACCTACAGTATGGCGATACATGATATTGAAAATAGTACGAAGACCATTAATGGAAGTCATATCTGTATTTTGAGGATTCAATTGAAGCAACTCTTCACCAGAGATAGGAGTCATTTCAATCGGTTTACCAGTGTATTGTAAACCCCAAGTTACTGTGTAAGAAGAACGTTCTACTTGAAGAGCAGATTTCAATTTAATAGGTTTATTGGAAATGGAGAATCCATCTAAATCATTACTACGTTCAAGTTTTAATTCTTCCAATACTTGAGATTTATATTGTTGGCTAAGTTCACGAATTTCTTCTTCAGTCAATTCTGGTTCATCAGATTCTACGTCAGCCATCAATTCTTTTTCTTCTGGATCTTCTTCCTCAGCTAAAGCAGAAGAGTAACTTACATCTTCTTCATCTACGTCTTCTTTAATTTCTTTTTCAGCCATAGAATTAGTTACTTTAGTATCATCAGATTCTTTCTTAGAAGCTTCTTCTTTAATTTCTTCGTCTTCACCTTGAATAGGAAGAACGGATTTAGGAGTAACTCCTAATTCAACTGTATCGTCATCTAAGAAGGAGAATTCATCTTCTTCCTCTTTATCATTTGTGAAGCTATCTACTTCTTTTGCTACATCAGAACTCATACGAGGAACTCGTTTGATAGTTTCTTCTTTAATACCGAAGTAATCGTTATTGGTTTCAACAGTTTTATCACGAGCTACAGTAAATAAGATATAACCTTTGTGTTCGTAATCTGTAATACCATCAAAGCGAGGTTCTGTCTCAATGATCTCTTCAATCTTTTTAATAAATTCTGCGAGATGAGGATTGTTTTTAGCACGAGCCATTAATTTTTCATATTGATTATTAACGTACTCTTCCTTACCTTTAGTGATTAGACCTTCAGGACCTGTGAGTTCAGATTTGGTACGAGCAATTTCATGATCTGCCATATCTACTAAATTATCAAAGTTCTTTTTGATAGCATCATCAGGTTTTGTTCTTGGTTTCTTAGCGATTTTATCTACATTGTGAATTACTTCACCATATTGAGTCAAACCATCATCACCGATAGAAGTGTTCTTAGCGATTTCTGCTAAACTAGATTTAGCTGCTTTAGTTTCTGCAGGTTCAACTGCATCTGTTAAGCTACTTTTGGATACAGTAGCAACAGGTGGTTGTTCTTCAGTAATAGGAGTAACCTCTACTGCATTTTCATTTGCTGCGGCCTTTTCAGCAGGGGTTGTTTCTGCTTCCAAACCAAGTTCAGATAAGGATATTTGTTTAACTTCTTCCATTTATTTCTTCCTCCTAATAGGTACTTTGGTTTTCTTAAATGCATTGCCAGTTGTATTTTCTCTTTCGATAGCACGCTTTTTAGCACTATCTAAAGTAGTATCAAGATAATCTGCCACTGCTCCCTCATCATACTTTCCTTTATATTGTAATGACGGTTCAGCATTAGGCGTTGTGTTAATACCAGGCGCTCTACCAGACTTCAATATTGAATCTAGTTTAGACTTGGTTTCTTTCTCCCTAATCATCGATTCTTCATTATAGTCTTCTTCTTTGATTAGTTTAAGAATAGATGGATTGTCCTTCATTCGAACCCATATTCTCATAGAGCTACCTATCCCCTTTACAAATAATATATTCGAATTTACATTGACATCAAACCGTCGATAGTGTTTTGAGCAATGTTATACAAGATACTAAATCTAGTTTCTCGTATTGTTATAGAGAAAAGAATCTTATTATCTAAAGAATCTTTTGGTCTATAAAGAGATACTTCTACCTCAACTGGTAATAGTTCTGGTAAATATAGAGTCATTTGCTCTTCAAGTTCTTGCCTTAAAGTAATAAGTTCTTCTTCAAAAGCAAATCTGTATCTACCACGAATATCTATACCTAAATCTGGATAGTCTGGGTAGGTTCCCTTCTTGAGGAGTAATAATCTAACTATTAATAATGCTGCAGAGTTCATCTTACCAGTTTCAATTTCACTGAGATCTAAAACCTTTGGTTGGTTAAGATCATTTACATCTAGAAGATAATCCCTAATATTAGCATTTGTGTTAGTTAAGCTATTAGCCAATTTATTCACCGCCTCTTTACAAAATTGTATTACTTATAAAAAAATATACTCCAAGTACTTGGATGTCGCGAATTTAAAAATTATTGGGGACAAAACATTTAAGTGTAGAAGTATATTAAAGAAGATTTCTTATACCCAACCCAAACGTAGATAATCTATCCATATTGATTTTAATAGTCATGCCATCAGATAGACTGTCTATTCATTTCCAAAATCTTTTTTTGATATACTGGATTGGTAGTTTTACTCTCCAAGTATTAAAATATAGAAGTTGTTTTTCCGTTTCGTTTTTCCAAATAAATTCTATGTTTTTCCTCCTTCAGTATTATATCTAATATACTTCTACAAACCTCTACTTTTACACATGTATTACTTAATTAACCTTATGAGTATAGGCTTAATTTGCCTATACTCGACATTTTTGTAATTACGATAACTTAATTTACAGGAGGGAAATAAATCTTATGATAGATGAAGCTATGGGTTTAGCTAGTATGAACCCTATGGTTGGTACTACTCCAAATAATAATGTTATGCTCCTTCATAATATTGATGATAAAGACCTATCTGATGGATGGGATAGTTATGGATTAGCAACTACTTTAGATAAAGATGATGCTCATATTACAAAAGATAAAAATGGTAAACTAGTTGCAAGACCTAATAGAGATTTAGAAGGTAAACTAGTAGAGGTTTATATTTGTAAATATGATAAGGTTCAAGAAAATTTTGATGCCTTATATAATATCTTAGATACTCCTTATGAGTCTAGAGAATTAAAACAGTCTATTTACGAAATGGCTACTGGCCATATCTCTCTTACAGAGAACTTTGCTAAGATAGATCATCTTTTAGAAAAAGTTGAATTAAAGAAACTTAGCAAGATTATATCTTCTGATGCGGATAATATGGAAAGAGAATTAGGTCAAACAGATCGTTTAAAAAATGATGGATCTTATACCCCTTCCAATCCAGATGAAACTGCTGCTAGTGGTGTTAGTTTATTAGCATCAGCTGATTATACTTTCTCAGAGTCTTTTGGTCCTGAAGATGATCAATTAGAAAATAAGAAAGCAATTATTGAAGCTCTTATGTGTGATATAAAGAAGGATCTAAAAAATGGGAATTATTAATGCAGAACGATACTTCCAAGATCAAGATAGGGAGTTTAAATATAAAGAAATAGAAAAATGGGTAGCTGCTAATGGTGGAGCTATTATTAAAGACTATTACAAATATGAAAAAGATCTAGAAGCTGATTGGTACAAATTCCAATCTATGCCTCCAAATAATTGGTATGAAGCTGATGATGAAGCTATGAAATTATTTGGTATGGAAAATGAAGCTCTTTATTATAAAAACAAAGCAAGATTCTTAAAAAGAAATATCAATAAAGATACTCTTGACTACGAATACTCTGGTGTGGCTAATCTTGATAAACAAGATTTAGAAAAACTAAAGACTACTAGAATAGAATCTAGTGCTGATAAATACATCAGAAAGTTTGATAATGAGTATTCTCCAAACTTTAGAACTATTGTAGATATTAGAGCAGTAGATGCTAAAGATAGAACTAATACAACTTTGAATCCATTGAAAGATATATATTATCCTCATTCTGCTATTAAAGAAGAATATGGTTTTAGTCAAGAACAAAAAAGAAAATGGACTCAAGAATATATTGATGATGGGTATCCATTATTATTTGATGATTATCAAACTAGAGATGAGTTAGAAACTGCTTGGTATAAATATAAATCTGTAGACAGAGATAGACAGTTAAACTGTGATGACTTCTCTGTACAAATCTATGGAATGGATGTTACGGAATTATATGAAAAACAACTTAAAGAATTCTTAGATGATGACTTTGATGATGATTTTGAAACAGAATATTCTGGATCTATGAATGAAAGTAAACTAGATCCTATGAAGGATTATAACTTTGGTATTGCTGATCAAATCAAAAAGCATCCAACTCCTATGATTCTTCCAGAACAAGATATCTTTTATAATATGAATAGATTCAAATTCTACAGAATGATTCTATTAATAGGATTACCTACTACAAATAAATCTGAACTAGCTAAGACTTTGTGTAAAAAGTATAAAGCAGAGTTCTTGGATATGAAGGAGTTCTTTAATATTAAATCTGCAGAAGATATCCAAGCATGTGTTAGAATATCTCCTGCTATTTATAAATATGCTACTACTCATCCTAAGTATATTAAGTTCATTAAAGACTCTGAGTTATATGGACAACAATCTGTTCAGTTTAAATTCAAGATTAAAGAATTTATGAACAACTTCTTCTATTGGTTAATAAATACTTATTCCAAACAACGTAAGGTTGTTGTAGAAATGTGTAATGAATCTTTACCAGTATTTGATGTGCATCCTAAACTCTTTACGTATCCTATTGTAATTAAAGGTGATTCATTCTTCTTACAGATCTTTAGAAAGTTAGCTAGACATGAGAAATCTAAGATCTTTGATTTGTTTAGTAATTTCAAAATGATTGATGCTATTCAGTTTACTCTTTCTATAATAGAGAAGTCTGGAGATGATACTGATCTAATGGATTACTTTAGAAGAAGAATTAGAGAATTCGATCCTATCAAATTTGATATTAATGAATACAATCTTCCAGATCCTGGATTGTATATAGATGCAGCTAATAAAACTATTAGAGAATCATTCGATCCTCTTTATTGTGCTAAGAAAGCATATTCCGTATTATCTTTAAATAGTAAGACTTTAGTAGAATCTGAAATGATTGATCATACAGTACAATCTGCAGAGAATAGGATTGATTATCTTCAAGAACCAAACTTCAGATCTGTATTTGCTCCTATACTTAATTATACTGAAATTGAAACATTGTTGCAAAACTCTCCTAAGAGTAATAGTGTATTTGCTATTAAGTGGTATAATGACTACAAAGGATCTTGTAGTGGATTAAAGACTACATTTAAAAAGAATGAATGGGTTACAGAAGTTGCTAAGCTTTCTACTAAATTCTTAAATGAATATACTTTAAACAAATGGAATGTAGAAGTTGGTAATGATCTTATCAGATTAGGCTGGAATCCTACTGTAGAATTTAATGACTACTATAGAGCTGCTGCTTCTAAGATGGCTGATTCTTTCTTGAAAGATAAAGTTATCTGTAATTATGTGAATATTGGTTCTATGCCAGTATATAATCATTTGACTGAAGATGTAGAATTCAAATTACCAGTAGATGGTATTTATGTAATGACCATTAATGGCAAACATAAGGAAGATACTCTAGATACAATTCCACAAGTCCTATTATCCTTAGATGGGTTTGTTGATGGTAAACCTATTTATCCTATTATAGATAAGCAACTTGCTAAATCTATCTCTCTAGATAAACTAAAAGAATGGTATGAATTAAGTACTTGTGAATTTAGTTTATACTTATTACCAACTACTAAAGGATTGAAGAAAGATATTGCTAGTAAAATAGAATCTATGGTATCTAAAGATAGCTCTGAACTTACAACCTCTAAAAATAAAGAGTTATTAGTTGCTGATTTTAGATTATATATTTCTGATACTTTAAAGGTATTGATTGAGAAGTATAATAACTCCCCATTTAGAGTTAAAGATATTGATACTTTACTTTCCAAGAAATCTCCTGATAAATATACTGTGTATAATTTAGGAACTTTCGATGGCGATGAATATGATACTTTAGTTCGAAATATTGGAATCTGTAATACTAGAGCTGCTACTTTATTTGAAGAAAAACCTAATATAGAATTAATTGGTGAGCACAAATCTTTAATCCCATATCTAACTCTAGTAACAGTAAACGAGTTTGTTACTTCTACTCCAGTAAAAGGAATGGATAACTCTAGAGGATCTGATACTTTGAATAAAGATAAAGATCTAGAAACTTTTGATTCTTATTATAATCTATTAAATCCAAACAAATAAACACAAGGAAGAGGGTCATTCCTCTTCCTTACTTCTTTTTAAATTTCATTTTAATTATACACTATAATTATGAGAATATATAAAGTTAAACAGTTAATAACGTATTCTTAAAAAATAAAAACAAATTTAAAAAGAAAGGAAGTATTTTTTTATTATGGAAAGAAACTTTAAATACTTTAGAGGTAGGAAGTTCTATCTATCTACAAGAAGAAGTTCCATTAAAGCTACTTACCCAAAATTAATCAGAGCCATATCTGAAATGAAAAATGGTAAGATATTTGCATATGTAGAAGACTTTGGAGAAGTTCCTATAGAAGATGAAAATAAAAGAATGTTCGAGATAGAAGAATCTGAACTATTTGATTTCTATACAGCTCTAACTCCAAAGGGTGTTTGTACTGTAGAAGTATGTGTAGATACTAAAACAAAAGAGAACGGCATATTTCTAATATTCAATAAATACATCAAAGAAGATTATGTTCCAGAAGATATCAAAGATGCTGATATTGTTATTATATCTTTATCTAAAGAATTAGATAGATTAGCATCTAGAGCTCTAGGAGTTGATTTTAAAGATAAAAAGACTTATAAAGATGCTATGAGCCCACTATCTATATTTGAATCATATCAACTAATGCCGTTAAGTTCTATAATCAATACTGATAGATTCAATCTAAAAGGAAGTATTCCAGAAATTGTCTATGATCCCGATGAGGTTATAGATACCAAATTTAAAGGTATATCGTATTTATATTATGAAGATAACTATGAATCCTTAAAGGGATTAATAGGTATTGAAGATCTATCTGGAACATTTAAAACTAAAAATCCAGTAGATGGTAATGAAGGTCCAATAACAATAAAGTTTTCAACTATATACAATAATTTAGATAGTACCTTTATAAATGGTAATTTGTGTACTATTTTAAATTGCTTCCCTATGGTTGGAGTAGAGAGTTACGATGAATTCGTAAAACTATATGGTGAATTAGTAATAGGTGATTATAAGACCGAAGATGAATTTAAAAAGGCTAAATATAATTCTTTAATCAATCTATTATATATCCTATGTTATACAACTCTAGGAGATCCAGTCATATTAACTAATAATGATATAGATTATAAATTAAAATATATCGAATTAGATAAGGTTGGATTTAAGAAATATGAGTATGATCATATCTCTACTATTAGAAATAATGATCCTAAGTACAAAATAGTACTTATTAAATTTGATAATGATGAGATTGCTATTTTGAAACTTAAAGTAGTTAAAGATTTGGATCTAATGAAAATCGGAAATTCTGAAGATGACGTAATGTCAGAAGAAGAATTTTCGAAGTTTATGAATCTAAGTTAGTCTCACGATATTTTTTATCGTGTTTCTATATATTTTCCAGGTTAGTGATGGTAGGCCTCCATCGATTTATACTAACCTAAGTCCATTTTCTAATATATTAGGAGGAAAAACAAATGGCTGAATTATTTAACAACGCTAAACCAAACGAAAAAGTTGATTCCAAGAAAGAACGAATCGAACTAGAAGAAAAAGCAACTTTCCCAGAACTTCTTTCCGCTGGTTACATGTCCTTAAGTGACTTGTCTAAAGTAGTAAATGGTTTGTTCTATTCCGTATTCGATGACTTCTTTGGTTCCAAATTGGAATTGGATCCTCAAACTGGTCGTATCCAATCCCGTATCTTCTTCTCCTTGTCTTCCGACAAATCTAAAGATCCATCTGGTTGCTATGCAGTAGAAGATGCTAACAGTGGTAAAAACATGAACGACATCGCTAGCCGTCTTAGCTTGGCAAATCGTTTGAACAACCCAACTGGTAACTGGAAAAACATTCAATTGACTTCCGAAGGTCAAAGCAAATTAGAAGACTTCTTACCTAACAATGCATTCAACCGTAATGGCGGTATTAACTGGAATGCTGTTACTAATGAAGTAACTACAGCTCCTTCCCAATTCTCTCGTCCACAAATTTACTTCTCAGTAGATATTGATATCTACAAAGTAATCAAAACAGTATTTGGTCACAAATCTTCTACTGGTAGTAAATGGAATTACAATATCGAAGTTAAAAACCCAATCAACCCAATTCAAGATCCTGTAACTGGTAAAGTAACAGCTACTAACTTCAATCTTCTTCTTTGGAGAGTAGATTCTGGTGATGTATATCGTTTAGCTGAACGCTTTGGTTTCAATGGTCTTGGTTCCAACTCCTTGGGTATCAACACAGATCGTTAATAATTGATTAATATACAATTATTGTCTTGCTCTAATATAATATAAGGGAATAAGGATAGAGAGAAATCTCTATCCTTCCTTTATATTTATTTTTTATGAGGTACAAAAATTATGGCTTTCAAAAAAGATGGTGGTCCTATTAAATTTGAAATCAAAGAGAATGGGATCAATGAATTAATCGATGAGGGTACTGGCAATTCTTCCATCATGCTTAGAGAAGTAGGTTGGAATGGTAGAGATCCTAAATTAGAAATCCGTAAATGGATTATTGATGTGGATAAAGAAACTCCTATGAGAGGTCTATCCTTTATTACAGAACAAGGTCCTCATACTCTTACTGAAGTATTAGCAGAAAAAGGTTTTGGTAATACAGAAAAGCTTATCACTAATATTAAAGACAGAGAAGACTTCGATGATTCTCTTGTAAAAGTAATTGGTAAAAAGAAAATTGAAAAGTCTAAAAACACTGAAGTAACCATTAGTGAGGATGATTACTTTGATCCTAAGAGTGTTTTAGATGATTAAAGTGTCCTCTTTTATTCAAAGAGGTGAAATAGATGAAAAGTAAATACGAAGAAATAAAAGGCGATAATCAGAATGAGTCTATGGAACAATTAGAGATGTGTAAATATCTCGTTCAAGGTATCGATAAACCATGCAAGCATAGAGATATGTACGGACGTTGTACTTTTGAAAACTGTATCCTAGATGAAGAAGAATCACCTTTACGTTCTAAGAAATGGTGGTTCCAATGCATTATCTGTAAGCATCCTACTTCTATTGAACCAGATGCTATGAGAGTGCCATTCTGCGAATCCTGTATTTCTAGAATGAATGAAGCTGAAGTATTACCATTCACTTGTAGATATTGTGGTAGAAAACAATACTCTCCATCGAAGTGGATGTTCTCAAGAGTTTGTGATGAATGTATTCCTTTATTATATAATAAGAATGCAGGACAAACTTGTTTAAAATATACCCCTAAAGTTGGTAAACGATCTATCTCTAGAGGTGGTAGTTTACATGATTACAAATAAGGTGGAATTATGACTAATAATAGAGTAAAAGAATATGATTATTTAGAAGCTGTGCCTATAGAGCATATTCTTTATGCTCAGTTTATCAAATACGATAAACTCAATAGACTATTTACAGAATACTATAAAGATAAACCAGTTCCTAAATGGATTAATATCTATATAGACGTATATCAGGCCTTGCTTCCTATATTCAGTTTCTATAAAGTAACTAATCCTTATAATATAACTGCTTGTATTGCTAACTTAGCAATACATTATAAATCATTCTTTAGAAAAGCTGGCATAGATAGCTTTGTATTTTTATTATATTCTCCTACTACTGGTGCGGCTACTCAACAAAGATTCTGCCCAGAATATAATGGAAAATATACAATGCGAATGGTAAACAATAAAGAAGTATATGATATGGTAAATCAAAATATACCTCTTATTCAAATGCTATGCCAGTATATGAACAATATATTCTTCAAGATGGGTACAGTAGAAACTTCTGTTATGGCTTATGATATGATTACTAAGTTTAAGAATAGACAGATTACTGCTCCATCTTTGTTTATAACTTCATCTCAATATGCATTCCAATTACCATCTAAAGTAAAAGATCTTATTATGCTTTATAAGAAGAAACCATTGCCTGGAACTTCTGATGATACTTCTTATTTAGTTACTCAAGAGAATGCTTTAGATTCTTATATTGCAGAAATAAAGAAACAGCATATTGAAAAGTTTGAAGTAAACCAATCTTGGTTATCTGGATTTATGACTCTTTCTGGTATTCCAAAAAGAAATCTCAAATCCTTATTTAACTATAAGCAATCTTTAAAGATTCTTAAAAGTATAGATGAACAATTTGATCAGGCTACTCCAGACTCTCTGTTTAATGTAGCTTGTAAATTATATCCTAATAAAGGATTAGATTCTCATTCTTATGATGAGATAGTAAATAGGTTTAGATGTATCGATCTAGATTATCAGCTTTATATGTATAGAACTATGCCTGAAGCTATAGATACTGTATTCTTAGAACAGGTAAATGATCCTGAAGCATTAAAGAATATCAATGATCAGTATTTCTCCCAAAATCCTATCTTATTAGAAAAACTATGATATCAAAATATAAACAAGAATGAGGGTAGAGTCATAACGACTCTACCCTTTATTTTTTTTATCTTCTAATCAATTGAGCCATATCACTCATGGATCTTGTCCCTAATTCTTTTTTGGTATTGGAGTTCTTATTGACTTTAGATGTTATAATACCTTTACCTTCAGAAGATACTACGTTTACATTACTATTCAATTTATCCATCTTACCATTAGAAGCTTTGTACCAATCCATCTTAGTAGTTTTATTATTGTTTGCTGTAGTACTATTAGCATCAGCGGCCTTTTCATTATTAGGAACTTCTAGTATTTTAGAGAAGTTCATCATAGTAATACATTTGAAATAGTCTGATTCTCTAGTATAAATTTCTGTTTTCTTATTTAATAAGAATAGACCATCCTTATCTGCATGAGCTGCATAGTTCTTTACAACGTATTTTTTATTAGGTGTAAATACAGATGGGTCAAGATCATATTTATTCACCGTAAGTTTATTGATTCTATTCTCCAATTCTGATTTATGGTTCTTTATCTCATTAGGATTATCATTCTTTGTAACGATAATTTGAGTACCTAGTCTACTATCCCCAAAGGAACCACCTAGATTTACGTCAGATTCAAAACTACCTACTCCCAATTGACCTATACCCGTTAAATCTGTAACACTATCTAGATTATTTTTCAATAATTGTAGATCAGATTGGTTCATGAAACCACCCGAAGCCATATATTTACCAGCAGCAGATAATTTATTATAAATAGATTCCCCAGTAAAAGAAATAGCAGATACATCTGTTACTAAAGAAACAAATTTACTCTTAATATCGCAAGATAAGATATCATTAAAGCTAGGGAAGAATGAGAATAGATTTTTAGCAAATCCAGTTATAAAGGAAGTTATATTTTTAAGGCTCCCTATTACTCCTTTTACTGTGTTTACATAACCTTGCATCTCATGAACATTCTCCATTAGTTTAGATGCATTAGTAAATAAATCTTCAAATTGAACATGAGTACTAGAGTCTGTAAATACAGAACTATATCTATCGTAAATAGGTTTTATTTTGTTTACGAACCCAATAGCCTTATCTGCAATAGACCCTATCTTATCCATACTACTGTCTAGAGCATCTGTTTGTGAGAAGATTCTAGACTGTGAATGAGATGATGCAGAATAAGAAGATGAATTGATTTTGGATACAGAATTCTTTGTAGCTTCTATAACATCTTGAACATTTATTTCTGTAACAGAGTTTAAGTAATTATCAAGATATTCCGAATCATAGAATACTGGAGAGATCTTCTTGATATTCTTATCAAAACTTTCACTCATCTTAGTAATACGTTCATATTGTTTATTGAAGCCTAGTATACCATTACCAAGGAATTTACTAGTGATAGATTTAAAAGCGCTTTGTACTACTGGTACATTGATTGTTACCTTTCCAGGTTTGGCAGGGACTGATGTTGGAAATCCTGTTGCTTGTTGCATAACAGTTTCAGTTAGTTTGTTTTGATATTCATGAAGTTCTTTAGCTTTATTTAAGACGTTATTCTTGAATACACTGTTCCAATGATTAAGTTTCTCTGGGACGTTGCCCATTTTCTTAACCATCTTTTTGATCATCTGTTTAAACTTCTCTACAATGCGATCAATATACGCTTTAGTCTTAGCAATATTATCATAACTAAGAATACTATTATCTTTAGATGGATTTATAATAGCATCAAATTTATTTATGATCTTAGCCACATCATGATTTATTTTATAAGCAGTTTCTGTTACGGATAGATCGATATAATAATGATTTCTTTCAGTATCAACATACATACCTTGGTTAGCAGTATTAGGATCTGTAGTTTCTCTGATATTTAAGATTACATCATTGAATCTTTCATTCTTCATAGGAATACCCTTACCAGATTTTGATATTAGGTAAGTACAGAAAGGTTCATCTATAAAGAATTGATATTTGGTTGGATAGAATACTTCTACAGAGTTTAGATAAGCTACTAGCGATACAAGTGTATCTGTTGGTGGTATGATTAACTGCTTTTGTAATCTATTATATTGGAATGGTTCTACTAATAAGTGTAAGTTACTCATATAAGAACTTAAGATATCCATCATATGAGTATCCATCATTGTAGTATTCGCTACAGTCTTATTGGCATCTATACACTTCTTACTCATAAGACCAAGATATGCTTCTCTATACACATCTTGCTTTTCTTTTCCATCACTATCTTTCTCTTTGTAATCTAATTCTTTATAATAGTTTATATCATTAGATACAAATACAGAGAATTCATCTTCTATATAAGATTCTACAGTAGGAGATTCTAATTCTTGATTAGAATCGTATTTATCTATTTTCAAATACATTGTAGCAATCTTAGCATTAGCAATAATCTTATCAAAAAGATTCTTGTCTAAATTCACATGTGCTAGCATTGTAGGCATATTTTTATTTTCATAATCACTAATTCTGATTATATTTTTAAAGTTTTCAGGTTTGATTATAAGACCATCTGACTTTTCTCCAGGTATTAAAATCTTACCTGATACCTTGAAGTTCCATTGTTGCATATAATAACCTCCATTTTATATTATCAGAGTGTCATTATAGTTAAACACAAGAAGATGAGAAGAGCCATGATAGCTCTTCTCATATAATGAATAAATTTTAGGATGTAAAACGACCAGAAATATAACCTTTGGCTATAATTCCATCTTCTCTACTTTTCCCATATTTTCTAAGAATAGCCCCTGCCCTAGATCCGATTTTATATCTAATATTATCATCTTTAATATCTTCACTTTTATCAAGTAAACCATCATAATCGGTTAATTTACCACTAGCGACAGTCTTTGCTGCTTTATATGCTAATTTGCCGCCAGATACTAATTTATTTATAGCAGAAGTAATGAAGTTAATAACCTTTAATAAGAATTTTTTAATATTCGTCCATATTCTAGAGAATTTTCCAGTTTTTTCGTCTTTCAATTTTCTATTATATTCACGAATCTTATTTTCCATTCTCATTTGAAGAATTTCTAACCAATTAAGATCTTCAACATGTTGAATCATACCGTTGATCTTAACAAGTTTGCTCATATCACCATTAGCCTTGATACCAGCATTTATCATTTTAAGAAGGGCTTGAGCGCCGACTTCTTTTGTAAAATTACCAAAGGCTTTTTCTTCTTGTAAAGGAACAGTGATATCATTAGCAATCTCATCTAAAAAAAAAACGAGATTCTTTTAATACTAATAAAGCCATTTTAAATATCCTTTTATTTCCAATAAATATTGTCAATCTAATATAATACTTTATAAAAAAGAAGAAATATTATCTTGGTCTGTTTAAAGCTCTTTCTCTTTCAACAGCCTTAGATTGTTTTTCGATTTTATAATCATAATATTTATTTTTTACAAATCTATGAACTTTTGCTAAGGCTTTTGTAATAAGTTGAATAATCTTAACAACAAATGATTTAATCTTAATCCAGACCTTTTTAAATACGCCTGTTTGATCAGATTTTGCTTGAAGTTCATATTTTTGTAATTTAGCTTCTAATTGTATATATTTCTTTTCTAACCAAGTAGGTTCCATAAATTTTACGATAAGAACGGCCAATTTTTTTTCTTCAGGAGTGGCACTCTCATCATTTTTAATTTTATCTATACCATTAGAGAATATTTGATTAAAGTTTTTATTCAAATCCCCTAAATCATATTCATCATTTTCTGTAAGATTATATTAAAAATCATAAATACACTCTTCCAGCATTGTATTTCTAATTGCAAATAATGCCATTTTAACACCGTATACCCAATTAATCAACGTCTATTAAATAGCTATCTCTTTGTTCTCTAGAAGCCCTCTTACTATTATAAATTTGCTTATAATATTTAGACCCTATTCTAGAGGCTATTTTGTTTCTAATATTTTTATCCTTTATTTGGTTCATTTTTCTTATTCTTATATAGTTTTCTGGAGTTCTTCCAGATCTAAGAGAACTATTAGTTTTGTATAAAATCTTAGCTTTTGAAACTAATTTATTTATAGTACTAGTAATACTATGAACCACTTTTAATAAGAATTTTTTAATATTAGTCCAAACTTTAGAGAATGTTCCAGTTTTATCATTTTTAAGTTTTTTATTATATTCCTGGATTTTATTTTCCATTTTAAGTTGAAGTCTTTCAAGCCAGTTTAAATCGTCTATGTGTTGAAACATGCCATTTATTTTGACTAGTTTGCTCATATCACCGTCAGCTTTTATACCAGCGTCAATCAACTTAACAACTTCTTGCATATACATTTCATATTGAATTTCAAACCTATCAGCTTCTGAAAAATATGAAATACTATTATCATTAGAATATATGAGGCTTTTAGATTCATTGATATTAAATAATCCCATATAAAGCCTCCTTAAAAACTTTTGTTCCTGATACGAACATCTACAGCGGCTTTGATATTTCTATATTTATCTTTAACAAATCTATGTACAGTATTTATAGATTTAACGATCCATCTAAGGACTTTTGTTAAAAATAATTTAATATTTGCCCAAATTCTTGCAAATACTCCATTAGATTTAGATTTTGCTTTTTTATCATAAAATTTAAGCTTTTCTTCTATTTTTAACTGCTGTTTTTCTAACCAAGTTATATCAGTACTATATACATTAAACCCATTCAATCTTCTAGCAAATTCTAATGGGTCACCGCCTCTTTTAATATGACGCATAGAATCTGATATGTGTCTTGCAATTCTTACTCTTTCAGATACATCGTCATCATCTGAATTTTCGGTTATTACAGATTTAATAGAAGTAGAAATATCATAAATGCATGATTCAAGAACTAGTTGTTCATTTTGAAATAAAGGCATTTATTTACCAACTTTCTTCTTAATCCAACCATGAGCTGTATTAATAGCTTTTACAATAGCATGAATTACTTTAACTATAAAAGCTTTTAATCTAGTCCAAATTTTACTAAAAGTACCAGTCTTATCAGACTTCACTTTTTGGTCATATTTTTCTAATTTAGCTTCTAACTCAACTTGCTTACGTTGTAACCAATTAAGATTCTTTACTTTAGAAATACTATTAATAAGGGAGGCCTCACCAGTAGGTTGGCCTCCTTTTTTAATATTATTTACAGCGGTATTAAATCCTTTAGCAAGACCATCTAAATCTTCGTCAATGCTACCTGCAACAGGACCTTCAACATTTTCACAGAGAATATTATTAAAGTCCATAAAACATTGTTCAACTAAATTAGAACTCATTATGAATAATCCCATAACTGTTCACCTAATTTATATTATAAATGATCTCTATTTTCTTCAGATGCAACTGGTCTATTAGTTGTGGAAGCTGCCGCTTCAGTAGAAGCACTTCTGGAAGAAGCTCTACCACCTTGGCCTTGATTACCAGGGTTTCCAGATTCAGGAGTTCTACCACCTCTATTAACTGGAGTTGTACCTGCGCCAGCTGCAGCTGGGGTACCAGAAGTTTCAGAAGTAGCTGTATGCTCGCCAGGGATTGCAGGTGTTGGAGGAACTGTTGTATGGGAATCTTCACCATGTACTTCTTCTGTATGTGTATCAGGTTCTAAAGAACCATCAGCTGTATAGCGGAAAGTGGAGGAAGATGGTTTATTACCAAAACGAGGAAGTTGACGATAAACAGCACCTTTATCGAATGCAGTTTCTTTAGCTTTTTCTTCTTCAGATTTAGCAGCTGCTTCTGTTTTAGCTTTTTCTTCAGCAACTAAGTCTTCGAAATGTTTTTTGAAACGAGCAGATGCTTTTTCAGTAATAACTTCTTCTTCAGTTTTTGGAGTAGTTTCAACTGTTTCTTGAGCATTTAGTTCTGCAATATGAATTTTAAGCTTTTCACCAACAGCAGTTTCGCGATCTTTTTCTTCTTGATCGATCAATTGTTTAACAATATCTTCGATATCTGTAATTAGAATTGCTTCTAATTCTTTAGAATCAATATTTTTCTTACCACCATTATCTGTGGCATGTTCTTTGAAACCGCGTTTTTCAAAGTCTTCTTTTTGTTTTTCAGTAAGCTTTTCCTTACCAGCTTCATCATAAGCATTATAAAGAGGAATATAAGTTACTTTTGGATCTTTTCCTTCTTGTGCTTCTTCTTTAATTTCAAATACTTCACAGCCACGGTTTAATAATTTGGCAATGGATGTAATTTCCAAAAGAGCTTTTTCTGTAGTGCCAGTGACACCAACGAAATTTAATACAGCACCGCCTGGAGCGATGATTTTTACAAATTTACCTTCACGCATTAAGGTCACCATTCCTTTTCATGATATATCATAAAATAGTAATATTAAAGATTATTATAATGTGCAGAGCATTTAATAGCCAGCTAGATCGCTGCTAATCGTAATCAAAGCTTCCATCATTGTCATCTCTGTAAGTAACCCCACGATCATTTACAGCAATTCCAACTTTCTTTTGTAAAGCTCTAATTCTACCATTAAATTCTCTATTACGATATCTTGTAAGATGTACAGCACCATATTCATCATTTTTAGTACCGATTTTATTTGCAACTTTTTGAAGTCTTAAAGCCAACCAATCAATTACTTTGATACAAATACGCATAAATTTTCTTAGCATATTTGTACGATTCATACTTCGTTCTTGATCAAGCTCTGCTTCTAGTTTAGTATACAAACTTCTAAAAGCTGCTATTTTAGAAGCAAGCCATGTTCTAGGAGCGTTTTCATATTCCCTTTTTAAGGTATTCCTCATAAGATTATCACGACCAATAATTATATCTTTCAATGTCTTTTGGTCTTCAGGATTTTTTCCTATTTTCTCATAGAATGCTTTTCTAGCAGCATCTTCTATTTCTTTAGGACTTTTTCCTTCAAAAGGATTTTTTTCTTCTTCTGCTTCTAGAATGACAGCTTCTTCTAATGCTGTTTGTTCATCTAATGTTAAATTTAAGGAACTTACTAGATCCTCAATGTTATTAGATGACTCCATAATATATAAAGCCATTATTCATCCTTCTCATTTACTTTAGCTCTAAATGCACCAGTTTCCATAAAGATAGTATGGATAACTTGAGATGTTTCTTTATAGTAATCTATATAAAATTGCATAGAAGCAAGATTGTAGTTTCTAAGAATCTTATGGATGTGCAAAAAATCATCTAAGTATAATTTAAATACTTGCCTAATTCTGCTTTGTTGATCTCTAGATAGAGATCTGTCATTAACCATCTTCTTGAAAAGTATATCTATTTTATCTTTAATAGATTCGATTTGAGATATATAGTTCTCATAATCCGTATGGATAATTTTTAACTCTTTAGCAATTTCAATATCATATTGATTAGAGATTTTTATAATCTCAGATGGATTTAAATTATCAGTTCTATGAAAATACTTAGATCTTTTTTCATATAAAGCATGAAGAGATTCTTTACTTTCGTAATCTTTGTATTTATAGAAATTGACAGTTTTTAAACTCTTCGTACCAGTCCAATATTGTTCATCTAAATATAAACTTAATAGACCTTTAATATCAATCTTTAATTTAGGAATATCCGATTTAAGATTTCCTAACTGATATCTCTCATAATCTAGTTCTGGATAATCTTCTAGTTGTTTTTCGATATATTCAATCTTAGTCTTTTTACTAGTAAGCTTATTAGCAGCATACTCTCTAAAATCAGCCAAAATCTTTTTAGAATTAAATAGATTATGAATAGCTTCCTTTACACTTAGATTATCCATCATGATTGAACTAATGAAAGAAAGTTTATTACCAAATTTAGTAATGATTTCTTTTTGCCATCCAATCTTTTCTTTTCTAGAAGATACCATGTTTCCATAGAATTCTTTTTTGAACTTTGTTTCAAAATCTTCTATAGTATTTTTATTGTAGTCTTTGTTTTTAGATTCAGACAAAGCCTTTGTAAATATATTCATTGAAAACTCCTATTTATTTATTCTTGAAATTGGAGTAACTTTATCTTCAACAACTTGCATTTTTAATTCAGCAAGCATTGTAAATAATTGAGAGAAGTCATTATCTGTTAAACGAAGATAATTGTATTCACCCATGTTAGTAATCATCTTTTCTTTAGCTATTTGCTTAGCCCTATATTCGGTCATAGTTCTAGTATTAGGATTTTTACCACCATCCTTAACCTCTATGATTAGATTATAAGGAAGTAGTAAAAAGTCTGTGATCCAATGTCTAGTTTTACCACCAAAGGTGTATTCTAAGATTGGTCCTGGAGCTATAACTTCAGATGAATCGAATTCGAGTACATCATCTAAGAACTTCATAAGATTTAGCTCATACTTGCCAGTATAAGTAAATTCTTTTCCATCAGACCATTTATATTTACCACTAATACGTCTATTAGCAAGCATCTTTTCTTGTTGTTTAGGATCGTCTAGTAAATGTATCTTATTGTAGACTTTCATCATACGTTTCCGATAAGTCTTTTTAACAGTTTCATAGCATTTAGGATTCCCACATAAACGTTCGTACTTTTGACGTTTTTCATTCCATTTGGTAGGATTGCCACATACAGTACAGTTGCCATGACCTTTTTTATTATTCACGATATCGTATACTAATCTATATGCCGTATAACCCTCTGGAATTTCTTCATCATGTTTACGTTCTATATGCTTAACTAAATCATCTCGATGATAAGTTTCACTACAATAAGGACAAGGATATCTTTTCATCATTTCCTCCTATCATTATAATTCAATTATTAAGTGGTCAGTACTTGCAAAAGTAAATGACGAAAAGAATTATGATATGAAATAATTGATCAAATTTATTCAATGTGGCTTCTAATCTTCTAAACTTTTCATTATCTATTAATCCATTAATTCGTTCTAGAATCAATGAGTTCATAGCATAGCACTTACCAAAATCTATTAATAGATGGGAGATGAAGATAATTAAAAAAATAACTTTACTAAAGTAATCATGAAAATTACTTCCAGTAATCAAACAATATCCTACCCATACTATAGAGGAATATAGAACACAATGACAGGTTAAAAGATATAAAGACTTTCTTTTGTTTCTTTCTAGATATTCACCTTGGAGAGGATAATCTGCCAAGCAATGTACTGCAAATAATAATAGCATATCAATAAGCATTTATATCGTCACCAGCTCTCTTTTTACTTATTTTCTATTATACTAAGGTCAAGTAATATTGAGCGATGATTTCAAAAAAAAATAAAAGAGGGGTTAACCTCTCTTATTTTTCTGAGCATTAAATACTGCTTGATATTCTTTCATGCTACAATACTTCTCAGATTTAGAATTTTCTTCTATATTATCTGAAAAGTCGTAAAAGCTTGATCCTAAATTATCTACATATGGTCTATTGTATTTATATAATAAATTAAGACCAGATCCAGCTATAACAGGAACTGCAGATATTAAAGACTCTACTGGTAATAATATAATTGGAATCATTGCAACCTCCTATTTAATACACCTATTACTACTCACTATTATAGTATATAATTAAACACAAAATTGTACCCATACTCATAAAGAGTATGGGTGTTTATTATTTATAAGTATTAGGATTTCCATCAGTATCTTGTTTATTTTTCCAGTCCCCAGCCTTCTTAGGTTGTGCTACAAATCTGTCCCCTAAGAAAGTTTTTTGATACTTTCTCATATCAGGTTTATGATGAGTTTTTCCTGAAGTAATACGTTTAAACTTTCTAACCAAACCTTCAATAGTCTTAATAGTTCTTGCTTCATCAAGTTCATATAGAGGCATTCCTATTCACCTCCATTTTGAGTATTGTTTTGATCTGTGGATTGTTTATTAGGATTTGTATTAAGCTTTTCTTGTTGTTTTTGATTATTTTGATTTTGGTTTGTTTTCTTAGAATAACTATTCACATGGGATTGCATATAAGAGAATAAGTCTCTATACAACATACCAGCTGCTGTCATCTTAGCATTTAATGCTTGTTTTAGAATATCACAAACCAATTTCTTTTTATTATAAACTACAGTTTCACTATCTTCAGGATCTTGTTTAGGTTTATTTTGATTTTGTGGTTGATTAGAACTATCTTGATTATCACCATTATTAGATGAATTACTGGAGAAGGACATTTTAGGAGTTGCTGTGGAAGTTTTAGTTTGATCATCTTCAGATAATAAATCTTTGAAGTAAGTTGATCTAAACAAAGAATAATCTGTATCAGCATTTACTGGTTTAGTAGCCATACCTTGAGTATTTGATTTATTTACATCAGAAGCATTTTTATTAGCAGCTAATTGAGCTTGGCTTAATGTAGGTTCTTGATTACCAGTAATAGGATTCTTATTGATGTAATTTATAATACCATTTACATCTGTCTCTAAAGACTTAATCAATGCATTATAAGTAGTGCAGAAGTTATATGCCTTAGGAAGTAATTGCTGAATATCTTGAGATTGTAAGTTAACCTTTTTATCAATCCCATAGTAATAATCTCTAGCAAATTTATCAAAAGGTCCTTGTCCATTATAATCAGTTACAAGCATCTTTTTAAACCATAAATTATTTTTATAATCAGCTTGCTTCTTAGCATCACCTTGTAAGTTATTTGCTTTAGCATCTAAGATAGTAACTCTTTTTATATCTATACCACTTATATTCGAACTTAATGGTTTCTTAATTCTAGCAAAAGCAGTTGTATAGGTTGGAGCATTTTGTATATTTGCTCCACTTTTAACTGGATACTTTTGTTGATCAATTATATAATCTCTATTTTGAATAAGCCATTCATTATTTTGTTTACCTTGATTATTTGCGTAATCTTTAAACTTTTTAAGATTAGCTTTAATAGCAGTTATATTATCTAATCTCCATTGATCATTTCCAGAGTTTTCTGCTTCTTCAAAATATTCTTGAGAGATGTATCCATTTTCATACATCCAAAGAAGCATATCTCTATTCTCTTGAACCATATCTAGGATAGCATCATATTCGCATGATTCAGAGATTGCATTAAAAAAGTCATCTTTTAACATAATTCATCTCTCAATTCTTTAATATAATCTACAAGCAATTGGTCTGGATTTTTATTAGTATTTTTGTTCTTATACTCTTCCATTTTCTTAGTAATCTTTTTCATATCTTCTTTTGTAAGTTGATATAGTCTTACTGGAGGTCTTGGAATTGGTACACGAACAATATCATTATTTTCATCGAAGCTATATAATTCTACTTCATTTATAAATAGATTACCAGTCTTACCAAAATTAAGACCTAGTAATACTAAAGCGCCTTCTATCTCTAGAGCCATATACATAAAACTTCTTCCAAGCCCAATATGGTTCTTATTTAATACATAGAAGATTGGAATGATCATAGATTTCCCACCAGGAAATTTAAACATAGCTCCAACTAATGCATTTATAGTACCAGCAGCTAAAGCATCTTTTACTTTCTTAGCTATTGTTTTAAGATCTTTCTTATTATAGAATGCTTTCATCTTTTTAGATAAAGGAGTTTGAAGATAATCTTCGTAAGTCATTCTCTTATAAGCTGGATTCTTTTTATAAACTTTAGATACTTCTGTAGAGAGATAGCTATAGAATTTCTTATTAGATTTGTAAGCTTCTAGTTTAATAACAAAATCTTCTGTTACTTTATCCTCTACAAAGATTTTGATAGCTTGACCTATTAATGTAGATAAAGCAAAGTTTGTAATTATTTTTATATATGCATCTAGAGTAGATGATGGTTTCGAATCTTCAGTTAGATTCAAAGAATAAGATTTAAAATATCCCATATAAATACCTCATTACTTTTTATCTTGATTAAATTACTAAAGTGTCATAGGTATTTGAAACACAAAAAAGACCTAGGAGCATTAAGCCCCTAGGTCAATTGTATTATCTAAAAATAATTATATCTTTTATAATTCTTATAGATTATTTTGCTTTATTCTTTTCAGCTTCTTTAGTAGCTAAGGCAGAAGCAGCACCTTCGCGGCGTTTATCGCTAGTCATTTTAGCAGTCAACCATGCAACAGCTTTCATGATCATGTTAACGATTTTGCGGTACCAAGGAGCTTTGTCGCCCATTTTTTCTGTTTTTTCTTTGTAAGCTTCAGCTTTAGCATTAAGAGCAGCAATTTTGTTAGCAATCCATTCTTTTGGTTTAGTGTAAGCGTATTCTTTGATTTTGTCTAACCATTTACGAATAGTACCAACTTCTTTTTCACCTTTAGTAGCATCAGTACCAGCATTTGCTACATTTTCAGCTTGTTGATCTGTTGGTTCACCATCTTCATCAATAATCATATTCATGAAAGTAACGTCGCCAGTGTTTTCGAATGCTTCAAGCATCATGTCAACAAAGATGAATGCATCAGAGTTTTCACTAATAGGGCGAACAACTACGTTGTGGCATTCATTAACAATTTCTGGGTCCATGATGATGCGAGCTTCATCAACAGCTACAGCGATATCAGTAGCAGAGATTTGGTTAGCTTCAGCGATAGCATCAACAGCTTCGAAGTAGTCCATGCAGTTTTCTTCTGCCAAACGTTCAACGTCAGCAAAGTTAACAACTGCAGCACCAATACGGGAATTTTCAACTACAGGAACAGCAACAGGGCTGAGAGCGGATTCAGCTTCGTTCAAATATACAGCTTCATCAAGAATGTTTTGGAAGCTAGCGGAACGAGTCAACTGAGATTCAGTGATTAACATAGGTAAATACCTCCATTATGATCATAATGATTTTAAGTAATAATTTATAAATTATTTTCATTGCTTTTAGAGATATCAAATCCGATGAAAAATCTATATCTCCAAAGATTTATTATAATGTAATTATTATAAATTTCAAAATTAGTTATTTATTACTTTAATTTTGCTTTAATAAAACCAATAGCTTGTTGAGTTTTATTCATAAGAGCTTTTACTGTAGCAACGTTCATATTTGTAGGAGTTGTACCTTGGACTTTGTTTCTTAGAGAATAATACATATTTCTCATAGAAGACATTTTCTTTGCAAGATATTCTTTATCATTAATATTTTCAGATACATCTTGTGGTACTCTCTTGAGTTTTTGAAGAATCTTATTTTGAGGATTGATATCTACAGCTTCTTTTAAAGATTTGAAATCATCATTTAAATAAGCATTTAATAGATCATTAGAATCTACTTCTTCTCCACGTTGCATCAAATCATAAAGTTTATCAAAAGTTGCTTCAGCTATTTGATATACAGGATCATTCTTAGAAATAGGATTTAAGAAAACTTGAAATCCTGCTTCTGCAAATTGTCTAGCAGTATCAAGCATTTCTTGATCTGCATAAGCATTAACTTCATCTAAGGATAAAGAAACTGTAGAAGTATGAACATTGCTAGCTTCACAAACATTGATGATAGCTTGAGTACCATTAGTAATACCATTAGAAGTCGCATATTCTACTAGATCTTCAATTCTAATGATATTAGTATTATACTCTTTGCTTTCTCTAATAATAACTAATTCTGGAAAATACTCTGTGTTTTCATGAAAAAGAGTTTTAGAAGAACCAACAATAGCGGATGCTTCATCTAAAATACCTTTATCCATATTATTAAAAATCATAAGTTATCCTCCGATTAAAAAGATCAAGCCTAGAGAATAAATCTCTAGGCATTGATAATTATTTATTATTAGTTTTTAGCGAAGTATTTAGCACGGTTACGAGCAGCTTTGCTATCAGCAATTCTATTTGCTCTTTCTAATTCTTGATCAGAACGTTGATGATTAGCTTTATCACTCATTTGTTTGAAAACGTCACGTCTAAATTTACGACCTTCGTCTCTACTCATTGTTTTGGAATGGTGTCTTAATACAGATTTGCCAGCTTGAAGCATTTCTCGTTTTGTATATGCTTCATGAACACCATTTACACCATTAACTTCTGTTTGGTCAAAAGCTACACCACCAGCAGTTTTAGCAGCTAATGCTGCAGGGATATTGATTTTGCTAGTTTCTTTTTCTTCACCAGCGCCAACGAATAATTTTTCTTCGTCATCATCATATTCATCAGCTAAATATAGACCTTTTTTAGAGTCATTATCTAGACCAATAGTACCACATGCTTGATCTTCGCAAGCTTCTTCATTAAAACGGAATAATGCCATTTTATTATACCTCCATAAATAGGATTACATTAAATCTTTATCATATTTGCCAGCTGCAACGTCTCTTAGATATTGAAGGTGCTGTTGATGAGGATCTAAAGATTCTTGAATTTCTTCTAAGTCTTTATCATCATCATCACTTTCAATATCGCCTAAGCCCATCATATCATCTAAGTCATCACCAATATCTTCAGATTCGATATCATCGGCAATGAATTTGTTATATGCTTTAGCAGCTTTCTTAGCTTCAACTGGTTTTTCATGAATAACTTGATCTGTAGGTTCTACTTTAAGTTGAACGTCTTCTTGTTCAGCAGCTTCGGCCAAACCAACATTGTAGTTCTTCTTAATAAGTTGAATACCATATTTACCAGTGAAAGTATCCATCATTTGTTTAGTATTAGCAAATTTGCGATAAGTCATTACATTGGCTTGATCACCCCATAAGCCTTTGCCTAAACCAGAATCATGCCACTTGGACAAGTTTTCATCAGTACCAATACCAAGAGTACTCATTTCATCAAGAATAGAAGCTTCATCAATGATTAAAGCAGTATTATGGTATTGACCTTTAAGACCATTACATTCTAAGATAGAACCAATAGCTTCTGTTACAGAAGAAATATTATTGGTAAGCATAAAACGAGAAAGGTCTTCCATTTCAATTAAGTATTTACCAAATCTTTTAGATTCTCGAACTGGAACCATTTCTGCAGAGAATTTGCATTCACTTACAGGAATCGTATCTAATCCATCTAAAAAGGATTTAACTTCTTCAACTACAGATACTTTTGTAGTTTGAGGAATTTTGGTACCATTGTCAGCAATAGCCATTTCAGATAAAGTCTGAATAGCAGAATTAAACATGGCCATGTTCTCCTTCCATATTATAAAATTAGGATCCTTGTTTTGCTGCCATCAATTTATTTTTTAAATTCATAGCAGTATCTTTAGCTTTTTGCAAAGCATTATTAGCAGATTGTTTGAAGGACTCCGGAGCCTTTGCTGCTTTGTCTGCAAAATTCTTAACAGCAAGTTTTGCTGCAGAATATTTGTTAGCTAAAGTTTTTACAGTATCGCCAGTATTAGATACAGCAGACTGTACAGTACCTACTGCATTTTGAACATGATTCTTGATTCGAAGCATATTCTTACCAGCCCTATTACCAACTCCACATACTGCATGTTTTACACTGTTTAAATTTTCTTTAACAGTGCCTTCGCAATATGCTTGAAGATGATAAGATTCTTCGAAGCTTTCTGCTTCGAAGTCATTTTCAAAAGCTTCCATCAATTGTTGATAATAAATAGATTTTTCAGATACTGGAGAAATGAATAAATCATATCCAGATTCTTTAAGAGATTGAGAAATCTCTACTAATTCATCATCTTCATAAAGAGAAGCTTCATTAACAACAAATCCAATTGTGGAATCATTGTCAATCATACTAGCCTCACACACTGCTCCGATAGCTTTATGACCATTCGTAATACCATTGGAAGAACCGTATTTCACGAATTCTTCTAATTGGATTAGATTACGATTTAAACGGTCAATATGTCTAACAGGAACCATTTGTGCTGTATAAGCCATTTCGGATTCGTTTAAAGAATCAAGTGATTCAATAAAATCGAATTCAGTAGATCCACGAAGATCTGATTCTTTTAGAAGCATATATAGTTCTCCTTTAATGACCACTATAATATATTAGAATAATCATTAATAAATAGTCCTTAAGGGGTATTTATATCTTAAAGAACTACAATCGTTGAATAACGCTATTATATTGATTATTAGCACGTTTCCAATCATTCTTAGCATTAGCTAATTTTCTATCTTTACTAAAAGCACCAGTAACTGCATTCTTAGCTTTAAAGAACCCACTTGCAATTTTATCTTTTAACCAAGTAATGGCTCTTTTTAAATTAAGAATAATAGTAGCATACCAACCCTTTTTAGAAGCAATAGCACTCTGTTGCTCTCTAAGCTTTTGATTCAATTGGTTAGTAAGTGCTTTAATTTTAGCAGTAGCCGCTTCTACACTAGATACGTCTTTAAAGTTTGGAATTTCGGCATTCACTGCTTCAGACAAAGTTTCTTCAGTAATCCAAGATACTTTATCTTCATCAATAGCTTTAAGTTCTTTAGTAACTTCAAATTCTTCTTCTAAAGTATATTCTTCACCAAAGAGAACCAAACTTGCAAGTCCTTGTTCTAATAAATCATTTTTGATCATAAAGTCTAATTCTTCATTAAACTTTTCAACCATAGTACTTGCTGTTGCTTCTCTTGTAGATAATAAGCTCATCGTATAATCCTCCTAATCTTTTTTCATATATTGATTTTCTGTAGCACCATTATCAATCTCATCAATTCTAGTTTGAAGTTTATTGATAACTTCTTCAGTACTTGGGAAATCATAAGAACCTGTTGGGTCTATATGAACCATATGAACGTCCAGCACTTGAGTTTCTTTATTGTAATCGTAAGTTCTAGAAATAGCTTCAGAATATTCTAAAGTAGCTTTCAACTGCGGATCCATATATTTTCCATAAATCTGCACAAAGGTTTTATAATCCCCATATACGTAATTTGTTGGTATGAACAAGTAACCGTTATGGACAAGTTCATGAACAGTTTCTGATAATGGTATTAATCCAACGTTTAATCTGTAATGATTAAACATGACTTCTTTAGCTACAGCATTCTCTGAAATATTTTCTTGGCAAGCAACTCTTTTAGCATAAATAGTAGTTACTAAATCAAATAATGTTAATGGAGAATGGTGTATATGAATCTTAATAGAATAAGTATCGACATTGTTTACGTTCTTATAAAAAGAACAGCTAGTCATATCTATGCAGTTTCTTAAATACTCAATATATTTCTTATAAGATCTAGAAGATCTACAAATACGTTCAATGTTTTTAAAGTACTTCATTAGATCTTTTTCATTAGTAAAATCATAATCAGCTATATCAAAAGACGGAAGATGATCTAGAGTAATCGTCTTTTTAGCATTAGGTAATTCGAGTTCATTATATCCTCGCATTTTACAATATCACCTCCTGATATTACCACAATGTCTAGGATCTATAGTGTCTATAACCAAAAGGAAAAGCTCTAAGTAGAACACTTATGTAAGTCATATTTTTTAGTATAATTTATTAACTTTGCAAAGGATGAAAATACTAAATGGGATTATATTATATAAAGGATTTTGAAAGCGGAGGTATACTTAGTGAAGCATATGTCCCCAAATCAAAATACCTTAAAAGGGCAGAAATGCTACTTGATAAAATACGAGCCCCGTATTTGGTAAATGGTAGTGGTATTTCTGGCATGGCAAGAATAGCTGCCAAAAGATTAAAATCATCAGCTCACCATTTGTATACAGATAGAAATTGGACTGAATTTGAAAAGTGTCTTGAAAAACAATTCGGATTTGAAACGTTTACTGTTAATATCTTAAAAGATTTCAAGATAAATGCAATGACATATCCTGTTAGCTTGGAATTTGCAAGATTCGCTAACTTTGATGATGTGTTGGATTCGAATGGTTTAAGATATAAAGAATCAGCTAAAATGAATGGTGTGTCATTTATTACTGATGGCCTTTTATTTAATGCTAAATTTACATCTGGTCAGATATTATCTATTATATTACATGAAATTGGGCATAATTTTAGCCAAATGGCTATAGGTATTTTGGCTTATAAAAATAATGCCAAAGCTCTATATATATTATCAACAGTCATTTTATCATTATTTACCGAATTTGATGGTGCTTTTGGTATGGATGGACTGTCTACTAATGAAAAAATAATGAATCTGGTTGGTTTGTTGATGAATACCACAGATACTGGTAAGAGATTAGGCGCCCAAGTAAAAAGAGATGAGCAGTGGAGAGATTTCAATAATTCAATGGATTTCTTGGCTACTCTAGCATCATATAAAAAAGAACTTACAGATTATTTGCCAAAAAGTTTAGCAAAGATCGGTAATATGATAGAAAGTATTTTTACTGCACCTATTCTAAAAGCTAGAAAAGAAAAAATAAAAGAATATGTAGAGTATATTGCAAAAAATAAATCTAAAATAGCTAGAAGTAATATGGTCAATTATTTGGACTTTATGGATGAGTCGTTTGCAGATAAATTTGTTGCCATGAATGGTTATGGTGTAGAATTTTCAACAGCGGTTAAATTGGTAGAAACTGAATCGTTAGTTTCTGGTATAAACGGAACGGTTGATACAATCCCTATTATTGGTCATTTATTTGCTTTAGATACTATCATTGCAAATGTATTTGAGACTATTATTTCTGGTGAGCCTCATCCTACTACAGCTGCCAGGGTTTTGACCCAAATTTCTATTTTAGAAGAGGAATTAAAGAACCCAGATCTTAATCCTAAAACAAAAGCTATTATCGAAAAAGATATTAAAAATATTAAAAAAGAATCTGAACGTATGGATAGATTATTGCAAAAAGATATTAATATGCGGTCATCTTTCTATAGATTCTATATATTAGCATTTAATAAATTTATTACTACTATTCAACCTGATAAAGACATCAGAGAATGTCTAATGGGATTTGTTCATAGTAATAAAGATATTATGGCATCATTAGAAAAAAATATTGGTGATGTATCTAGATTTGCTAAAAACAAATTAGTAGCTAGTTTAAAAAGATTTAATTAATATAAAGGAGAATTAGTCACATGGCACTATTTATTATGAATGAAAATTATGAATATGATGAAGTTACTGCGTTCTTAGAATCTTTAGAACAAGACGTAGAATGTGTTCTTACAGAAGCTGCATTGAAACAAAGCAGCAAAGCTGTTAGAGATGCTAAAAGAGCTGCTAGATTTAAAGTTAATGATTTGAAACAAGAACCAGCTAAAGTTGAAGCTGATTATGAACAAGGTTTCAAAAGCATTGATTCTAAAAGACGTCGTGGCTTAATTCAAGACTTAAGTGACAGAAACCATTCTATCAATAAAGCTGATGAAGACTACAATGCAAAACTTCAACAAAATGAAGCTCAATTAAAAAAAGTAATTGAAAGTAAACCTAGATCTTGGGTTGAAAGAAAATTAGTTCAATTCAAAGCAGCTTTGCGTCGCTTTAGAAATAAATACGGCACTGCTAAAGATGGCAAATCTAAGACTATCTTGCAAAAAATTATTTCTACTTTAACTCGTATCATTTCTTGGATTACTGATAAAGTATTAAAAGGTGCTAGATTCATTCAAAATAAAGTACTAGGTGGGGCTAAGAAAGCTGAAGCTTATAGAGAAAAATTTAGAACTGCTAAACAAGCTAAAGGTTTCTATGATCAAAATGCAGCTGATGAAAAAGAATCTGCTATCGATCGTGCTAATAAAAAATTATTGGCTAGAAGAAAAGGCAGAGAAAATATTGCCAATAGAGATTTGGATAAATTAACTTATGATCGCGATCAAAGAATGAGAACCAATGAAATTGGTATGAAAAAATACGAAGCTAGTAAAAATAGACGTAAATAATTGACTAATATTATTGGTTAGGTAGGAGATTATAATCTCCTACCTAACCAATAATAAGACAGGATAAAGATATAATGAGTTTATTAAAATTAACTGAATCCTCTGATTCTTTGTTCGAATCTATGGATCTTATTCTAGAAAATACCAATGGTGGCGGATTAAAAGATAGATTAGAGGAAAATTTATTAGATATTGAAGATAAAGTAAAACAGTATGAAGCAGAATTGAGGGATACTATAAATTCTAAACCAAGATCTTGGCTAGAAAGAAAATTAGTTCAATTTAAAGTAAAGCTTCGTAAATTCGAACTTAAACACAAACTTACTAAATCTAATAAATCTAAATCTATTCTTCAAAAGATTGTATCAATTTTGACTAGAATTGTTAAATTTATTACTGATAAATTGCTTAAATTTACAAGATATGTAACTGATAAATTTGGCAGGCGTGACGAAGGAGTTAAAGCATCTGAAAGAGCGAATAGAAGAAATATGATACGATTCCATAGAGATAGACTAGAAAAATATAAAGATTATAGGGATTCGTACAAAAAAGATATAGACTGGATAACAAAGAGAAATAATAAATATAATGATTAAATTATTAAAGATGATATATAAATATAATTTTTATTTATTAGATAAGAAAAAGAGAAGGGGGTTTGAATTGAATGAGTTTATATAAACTAAACGAAAATTGTTCCGAAGAAGCCATTTTAGATAGCATATTGAATGAAGGATATTTTGAGGATTTCGATGAACCAGATGAATCATTATTTAAGACTCCTTCTCCACAAGAATATAAACGATTAGATGGTCTTTATGATAAATTAAGACGTGTCAAAGGTAGTTTAGCAGAATTAGCTAAAGATAGACCTACTAGCTGGTTAGAGTCTAAACTAATCGGATTTAAGAGAATGCTTACTAAATTTAGAGTTAGACATTCTGCTACTAAAGGTAATAAAGAAAAAACTATATTACAAAAGATTATCTATGTGATTACTAATATAATCGGTTGGATAAATAATCAGCTTATTAAAGTGGCAAAATTTATAAATAGATCGGCTAAAAATTATGATGCCGAAAAGCGTTTTGATAGAGAAAGAATTAGAAATATTAGAAAAGAAATAGATGATGAAAGCAATAGAATCTATAATTCTTAATAGATAATGGAGAGGAATATAAAAATGGCATTATATAGATTAAACGAATCGAATAATATTTCTTCTGCTGAAGTTTTATTAGAACAATTTGAATCATTTGTTCTATACGAAGATATGCAAGTTGAAGAAAGAAGTTTAGATTCTCTAAATAAACAACAGAAAGAACAACAAGAACAGCTTGAAAAATATGATAAAGAAATCAGCTCCAAAGAAGCTGAATTGAAAAAGCTTATTAATGAAAAGCCTAAATCTTGGCTTGAAAGAAAATTAGAATCTTTCCAAGCTGCTATTGAACGTTTTGAAGTTAAGCATAAACTTACTAAAGATAACAAATCTAAAGGTATTATTAAAAAGATTTTATCTGTACTAACCCGTATTGTAAAATGGATTAATGAAAAATTATTACAAGGAACAAGATGGGTTGGAAATAAGTTCTTTAAACGTGAAGAAAAACTTAAAGCCCATGAAAAGAAAATTTCTGTCATGGATCTAGATTTAAGGCATACTAAAGCTAAAAGAAATCTAAAAGCAAGTAGCCTTGATGGTACTAAAAATATGATTGAGAAAGCAAAAAAAAATGGTAAGGGTAAAACTAATGATTATATCATTGATGGAAATCAAACTACAGAAGATATTCATAAAATGATGACTGATAAAAATGCACGCCCAGTTTTTAAACCTTTTTAGTAATTGAGAGGTTCATATGCCATTATTCAAATTAAATGAAGGTTTAGAGACAGTTGCTCATAATGCACTAGGAAATTTGTTTATGGGTGATCATACTCTTGGAACAAAGAAATGGATAGGAACCATGGATCCTAATCTAATTCCAGGAGGTTTGAGAGATAAGTATGATCAGGAATATTTTAATAAATATTACAAGATCAGCTCTTCTGTAGAATCTAAATTACGTCAAATGATAAAAGCTATCCCAAATGTTGCTATGTTTAGCAAAAGCAAGGGATATAAATCAAATGATATATTTAATGACTTTTATGGATCTAATGCAAAAAAAGAAGATCAATCTGCAATGCATTTGAAACATAAAGCAAATGAAGTTAATCTTACTACAGCTACTGCTTATAAGATTTTACACTATGGAGATAAATTTGCTATAGTGTTCTTTATATTTGATAATCATAGTATCAGATCTGCTAAAGTTATTACTAGCAGAAGTTCTGGTAATTATGATGCTACAGATATCCATGATTTCAAAAAGATCAATCCTTCTTCCTATACTAAACCTAAATAAAAAAAAATAAGAGGAATACCATTATGGTATTCCTCTACAATTATTGTTTTAAAAGATCAATAAGATAAGATATTGCTGAAAAGATTTCAAACAATACAAACAGTATTATTCCTGATAGTATTAAACCGCCTGTATGTTTTATCGTAGAATATGGTTTAACAATATTTGGTTCCATACTCCAATTGCGGTCAGTGTCAGCTGGTGGTTTGAATTTATAAGGGCTATAACCTTCGAAATCTTTATTAATTAGAAGATCGGCACTATTGTTATTATTAAGCCAATTTCCAGTATTCATTATACATTCCTCCTATTAAACATATAAAAGTGCAGTATACACTATAAGAGCTATTGCTACTAAAAGAATCATAATAGAAAGTAATTGAATATTTGTTCCTTTCTTACGATTTATTATTATAGGAGGGCGGCGCTCTACTAGATTAGAATTGGCAACCATATCTCTAATATCATCTACTTCTACATATTCATTATTTTTATAATATTTATATTCACTACCATGACCTAATAAATATAAATCTTTTATATCAGATACATTAGCAGCGCTATAAAGAGAAACAATCTCTCTATTATAAGAATCTTGGCTAGAGAATATTTCATATCTGCTAAAAATATAAACTTGTTTAGCAGCCAATAATGTTTTAAAATAGGAAAGTAATAGATTGCCTTTGATATTAGATTTTACTCTATCAAACATATCGACCATCTCGTCATTTTTATCATTGTATCCATTAAATAAACATTTGCATTTATCTATCATAATGACAAGTCTACTCTCATCAGAATCTATTTTAATATCTCTTGTAACTTCTCCCATTTTAATAGTATAAATTTTCATATTATTAGGATCAGTAGATGCTTCTAAAGTTTTTAGATAATTGATATATTCAGAATTTTTTACTTTATAAGTAGAGATTTTATAGATATTATCCAGATCATGATTTGAAACTGGATCGGTTCTTATTATTTTTATTGATGGTACCGGATTCATCAAAATACCAACAGGATCTTTGCTATCCAAATATTCTTTAGAATATGATATAAAATATATTCTTGGAATGATACGAACCCATATGTGTTCTACGAAATTATTTAGTATCCTAAAAGCAGTATCAAAGAATCTTTCTATATCCATATCAGCTTTATTCATGAACTGAACAAAATCTGGATGTACGTCGCTATCAATAGCTTCTAAATCATTACTATAATTATCAGAAAGAGCTTGAATAGTCTTTAGATCTACAGCATAAATAACGTCTAAATATTTAATCTCTACTCCTCCCTGTCCAGGATCTATATCTTTATAAAAAGAATTTATTGGAGTTGTCTTGCTAAAATCTAGCAAGTCATCATTTGTTAGAACTTCATCTCCTTGTTTAAATAAAGTCATTCATTATACCTCCTTTAAAATTTTAAGAATAGCGCCAATCCAAGCATAATTAGAATAGCAATTAATATTACTGCTACAAAGATTCCAATAGCTTTTATGGTAGCATATCCTTTATTAAGTTTCACTATTTCATCATTTATCTTATCTATAGATGTCGTTGTTGCTTTTCCTGCACACATAGTTAAAGTCACAAATTTAGCTAAATCATTTCTATTCTTTTCTATCATATTATCATGAATACTAACTTTATGCTCTAAATTTATCAAACCATCTGTAATATGAGATATATTAGTTTGCATTCTAATAAAATTTAGATTCTATTTCGTTCATTTTTCTACCCCCATAAAAGAAAGAGAGATAGAGGAAATCCTCTATCTCTTGTATTCGTTGTAAGAAAATACTATATTCCCACCAGAATTGTATAAAGAATCTATCATCTCTTGAGATTCCATCTTAAGAATTACGATATCAGTATTGGATAAATCCAATTCATTATTATGAGAAATAATCAAGCATTGATCGAATCCAAGATCATTCATTATCTGTTCAATAAGAATAGAGAATTGGATACGATTCATACTATCTAGATTATCATCTACTTCATCTAGTTTGATAATATTATATCTATTAGATGAGTTTCGTAATAGTACAAATGAGATAAGCATAGAAATCATAGATAATTGACTATCACTCATTAGAGATATATCTTCCCTTACTCTACCTTCGCTATCAGCACAAGGAATATTAAATTCATTTTCATTAATAATGAATGGCTGTAAAGCAAACCTACCACCAAATAATAATCTAAGAAGAGTATTAGTAGTATTTAGTATACTATTCATAAATACAGACATGTATACTGTTTGGATACCATGGATAGAAGTATACTTCTTAATTATTTGAACTTCATTATATTTAGCAGCATACTCTTGAGAATCTCTCGTGTATTGTTCAAATAATACCATACGATATTTATTCTCTTCAATAGCTTTACTAATAGCTGGAAGGTCTGTATTTTGTAATGCAGATAATTCAGATGCTCTTCTATTAAGCTTATCAGTTAAATCTTTGATAAGAACAGTATTCTTTTCCATAGATTCGATTTTATTTGTAATCTCATTTAACTCTACAGAAACTTCCTCAAATTTCGCTTTATTTATCTTAGCATATCTGATACTGTCTAGTACCATTTCTATTTCCATTTTACTACTTCTAATCTTCTCAATTTCAGCGAATATGCTTAATTTAGAATCACGGATAGTAGATAAATTCTTTAAATCAGTATCTATTTTTTCTTGCAAAATTCTTATTTCAGCATTTGCAGAAATTAATTTTTCTTTAGCAGTTTCATAAGAATGAAGATCATCTTCTAATGCTGATACAATTGTAGAAATATTTTTAAACTCTTGATATTTATCTACAGATTCGAAGTTCAATCTTATTCCATGCTCTATATTATGATATAAAGTATTGATAGAATCTAAAGATTCAGTTCCAGGGAATTTTCTGATAATTTTAGACATTGACTGAATATATTCTAATATAGATTTCATTTCATAAAGACACTGAGTCTTTATCATATTCTCTTCTGCTAGATTCTTTGCAGATTCAATAGCATCTAGTGTAGAATTTATCTTGGTAGATAAAGAATATAGAGACTGCCTGCTTCGTAAAGCATTTTTAGCTTCTACTACGTCTTTAATAAAAGGACAATCAGATTTATGATTACAATCGTCAGGTATTTTATTATAATCTTTGGATCTATTGTTTAAGAATTCCACATCACGTTTTTCTGTTCTAAGATCCTCTAATTGCTTTTCCAATCCTGATAATATTTCAGTATGATCTAAAATAACTTCTTTCTTACCAGTTCTTAAAGAATTCATAGATTCTTTTCTTACTGTTTCAGAATAGGTTTGAAAAATATTTTCTACTGTAGAATTGAATTTTTCTATTACAAGTTTTACTGTTTCGTAATCTTGCTCAGAGATATCCTTATAGGTTTTGAATAAATGAAAATATGGCTTATAAGATTCTAATTCTTTCTTAGTAGATTCTATCTTAGAATTAAGATCATCCATATGCTCTTTATTATAAAGAGAATCTAATTTGATCGTTAATTCAGTAATATTATTATTAATTTTAGATTCCTCATCTAATAACTCTTTTGCTCTAGAAGATAGCATCTCTTCATTAGCTTCATACTTAGCCATATCTTTTTCATATTGGATAAGTTTCTCTTCAGAATACTCTTCAATATCTGGAAGGTCTCTAATTTCTTTTTCTAAGATAATCTTTCTCATAGAAAGATTCTTGTAATCATCTAAGAAGTTACCACTGCTGTCAAGCCTAGATAGTTCGGCTTTGATAGTTGCTATTTCACTAATCAAACCATTCTTCTTATTATCTAACTCTTTGAGAGCTAGTGTATCCTTTTTAATAGCATCTTCTACTATAGCGATATTACCTATTTGAGATAATTTTGTTACATATGAATCTATAATAGATTTCAATACAGTAGATTTAGTAGTGATCAATTTATGAATATTATTAAAAGCTGCTAGAGATGAGATAATGGAGTTTACATATCTCTTTCTCTCAGATGGTTTTAATCCACCTAATCCCTTTTTATTTGCTGATAATTGGGATAGAGTAATAAAGTTATCATCTATTCCTAATATATCATAGATTACTTCTTTAGCAGTAGTAATATTATTAGATGGATTTAAATTTTCTATACTTCCATCTGGATTGAGTCTATTAAGATAGCATTTAGTTGGACGACGTATACCATCTTTTACAAGAGACTCATATTTGATATTCAATATAGTTTGAAAATCAGTTTCATAAGCTATTTCTTTAATAGCTGTTTTATCAGGAATATAATCGATGGAAGAATCGGCTAGTGGGGTTAAGGCTTTAAATATTGTAGACTTACCAGTACCATTATCACCTTTGATAATTAGTACTTTATGAATACATTTTGAAAAGTCTATTTCGATACTAGATAGACCCATACCATTATATATTCCTATATAGTTTTCCAACCTAAGACTTAATAATCTCATAATTGTTCTCCTATACAAATAGATCGTAGATCATTTTTATTAATAATCCAAGACCCCATAATGTGGATAACCACAATGCTATGATTGCGGTTTTAAGAAATTTATCACTTTCTTCACTTTTGTAAACATGTTTTGATAGAAATAAACAGAGTTTTATAAGTAATGAAACCGATATAAAGGCTAATCCTATCATTAGTAAATCAACACTTAAAGTTATATTACCATCTAACAATGTTACAAAGCTGTGATTTATTACTTGACTATTAGAAGACAATATTTCACCTTCTTTAGAATAAGAATAAATAAGATACTGTATATAAAAATCCCATCACTAATAAATACATAAGAGTTAGTAATAAGAATGATACAAAAGTTAATGCAGTAATCTTATATGGAATATTGCAAATCTTATGATCTCTTAGTCTAGCTATTGTTATAAAAAGAACAGCAATGAATGCTGAGATCACAAAGATGATTGGAAGCATATTTTCTGTAATTGTATAAAAGCTCATTTAGATAATTAATCCTTTCAATATAGATATTTTCTAGTTAATTAGAAGTCTCCAATATCGTAAGAGATAAAAAAGATAGAAGCATTACGCTTCTATCTCTTGTTCTGAATTATCCATCCACTCATTTTCAAAGTTTTTAACGATGGTTGCAATCTTTACAATTCCAGGAATATTATTGTGCCAAGAATCATTAGATTCATTAGCAAAAGCAATAATATCTTTAATACTCTTTGCCATATTATAGACATGCTTTACAGTCTTATCTTGAATTTTGGTATCATTTTGATCCATACAATGACGATAGATGAAGAAACAAGATTCTTTATCAAAAGGAATTTCTTCCTCAGAGCTTAATTTCTTTTGGAATTCCTCATCAGTCATACCTTCTATTCGAGGAGATACTTGATCAAATAGTGATATATATATGCTTTCCATAGTTAATAGAATAGGAACAATAATCTTATCTAGATCAATAATACCATCATAAGCATATTCGATATATTTAAACAGTATTGCATGTTTAACCAAGCCCTCCATAAAGATCATATTTTTAGTATCTCTATATAAATCTAGTATTGGAAATACGCCCTCTGTAATTCTCCAATACTCAGTAAGCATATTAATATAAGGCAATTCTTTATATTTGATTTTAAGAGGATTGCCTTTTTCATCATATGCCACCGCAAGATTTTGTACTAATTTATTCAATTCATCTTCCAGTATTATAACCGTAGAATCAGTTGGAGAGAAATCAGAGAATTGGATGAATGGGCATCTGATAATATCTTTATCTTTCTCAAATTTCAATCCAGATACGAAATAGTATTTAACAGCTGCCACATTTAATTGGTTAAACTGATCTTTAGAATTCTTGAAATGGAATTCTTCAAAGTCTAATTTATCTTGTCTCATAAGACATTCATCTCTATTAATGATTCTATCAGATACTCTAGATTCGATGATAGTTAATATCGCTTCTCTAAGACCAGAGTGTTTTGGAATATTATTAATAGTATTAATTCTATTCAATTCTGATACAAAGAAGTTTGTAAAAGAAAATGGATCTGTTGTTTTAAATGAGCTGTTCATATTGTTTCTCCTTATTTATAACTTAAGAAAATACCATAATTTGGAAGTGCGATATAGAAAGATTCGATATCAATATCTTTTCTTTCAATATATTCAAAAGAATCAATGATAATAGTTTTCTCATCTTTATTATTTCTTAGATTGTATACTTCCCGATCACTATAAGTTAAGCTAAACTTTAACAAATTATATTCATCTGGTAAGAAGTATAGTAACCATAATGGAATCAATAAGAATCTATCATCTTCATTATTTCTAGCAAATCTAAATCCTTTATCTTCTAAGAAGATGAATTGTTCTATACATTCTTTTGTTATATCAACTCCCTTTTCAGGATCTAGAAAAGACTTATTAAATTTAGAATTTAGTTCATAGATATATCTAAATAATTTATCAGCAAATTCTCCCATTTCAGAAATTACATTCTTTAATTCTGGATCAACTGCTTCATTGTTTCCAATAGAGTCAATAACTCCAGAAATCATACAACCTATTGCATGTGTCTGCATGGCGTTTACTGCTTCTTTTAGAGAAGCACAATCTTCAATCTTTTTCATAATAAAATCTCCTTTAATTTTAAAAGAACAAAATAATGTGAGTAGACCACTATGGCCTACTCACTATTATAGTATATAATTATATGACTATTTGTTCTTTCTAATTCTAACAGCTATTCTATTTGCAATCATAGCTCTATGTCTTCTGCCTATGGTTCTAGATACTTTCCATCCAATAAAACAATTTAATTGTAAATGTTTTGTAATAGGCATATCTGACTTCCATACAAATGGTCTATCTAATAACCATCTGTATCCTTTTTCATAACCATAGTATTGTTTCTTCTCTGGAGAGTCTACATATACCATCTTAGAGTTATCAACCCAGGTACCAAAGATATAGAATGCAAATCCGTATGCGCAGTTTCTTGTTAACCAACCAACTCTGCAGAAGTATCTTTTTATTCTATCTTTTAATGGTAGTTCTTTAAAGTTTGCTACATAATATCTTCTTCTACCAAACTTATTAACTCCACCTTGGTATTCTCTATTGTATTTATCGAAATCATATCTAATAAACTTAGGAGCTACATTCATAATATATTCTCTATTATCTATACTATCATCCCAAGTTTGCCATAGATGCCAGATACCTTTAAGTTCGCCATCTCTATCAGCAAATAAGACTACGAACCAGTTTGTTAGATAACAAAATAGCATAATAAGAAGTTGAAATGGAAGAAAGATTAAAAATTTAAGCATAATATTCCTTTCATAAAAATAACACTAGTCCTCTACAATATAACCGAGTATCTTAATGTCATCTTTACCTTTAGCCATCTCTTTTTCTTCTTCAGCAATCTTATAATAGTTAATAGGATATATCCCATCCATAGTTCTTTTCATTACAGACTGATATCCACACTCACAAGCATAGAGTATGTGCTCTTTAGATTTAACGAGTTTATTTGGATAAGTACCTATCTCAGTTAGACCGTATAAGCGGTATTCTGACTGAAGCATTACTAATTTCTTTCCACATCTAGGACATATTCCAAACTCATTAGTAGTTACTACTTCTTTCATTTTATCAATTCTCCAATTCTAATTATTGTATAATTTGCATTATTCGTTTGTCACCTTTTGCAACCAATACAGAATCAGAAAATTTAATATCTTTCATAGATTTCAATTCACAAGTAAATGGTTTAGCAACTCCATTCACTACAATTTTTCTTAATCTAAGATCAGATACATTTCTTACATTATGAATTTTCATTTGTTGTTCTAATTGAGCTCTTGAATAAACCCAATATCGCATATAATAACTTTCATCTGCCATTATAAAATCTTTCCCTTCTTCTGTGATCAATTCCTGAATCATCATACATATTATTCATGTAATTAGACATATCTTCCAATGAAGTAAATGTTTTAACTTCAAATTTTTCAAGCAATTTTACAGTAGCATCAATAGATTTCATTTGAGGAATAGTAAACTTGCTTCCATCATCTTCATTTAAGAAGCATACAAATGTTGTATAAGGACGAACGTGCATGCTATGAATCATTTCTACAATAGAAAAGAATCCAGTCATCTTAGGAGTAATACAGTATACTAAATATTCATCATTGGCTTTATGATATTCTTCTTCTCTTTGCGCTTCTTCATTCCAATCATCTACAACTGGATTGAATGGATCAAATCTACTATTTAGCATATGAATGAATTTATCTCTCCATTTAGATCCATTACAAGTACCACCTAAGAATACTGTAACCATATCAACTATAGTGACTTTTGTTTCAGCAATTGGAACTCTATTTGGTGCTGGGATTGGTGTTGCTGAAGTTGGGCTGATAGATATATCTGGTGTATTAAAAAGCATTTTCATATCCTCCTCTTATATATTATTTTTTAGTGCTTACTCATAGTGTCATCGGTATTTGTAATAAAAAAATAAGAGGATAGTGACAAGCACTATCCTCCCAATTCTATTGTTTGTGGAAATCTTTTAATTGTAATTCTGGAACTGAATAATCTGGTTCTTGGAATAGTTTCTTATTAAACTCTACTACTTCTTTTAAAGGATTCTCTTTCTTAAACTCTCTATATTGAGCTTCTAATCCTTTTCTCCAAGTATTAGGTTCTTTAGATTTTTGATCATCTCTAAAATAACCATGGGGTTTCATATCAATCAATGGAACTATCATTGATGTAGCACCAGGATCAGTAGGAGATGATGCGGACATGTCTGCTATACCAATATTAGAAGTATGGCAATATCTATACACATCTGGAATTGCATTATTACCAGATTCGCCAATACCTTGAGGTCCTTTATAAGTATATTTCAAAGCAAGGTATGAATCGTTATCTGTAGTGATATCTCTAAAGTTAACAAGGTTACAGTTTGTAATCTCATTAATCAAGAACATAGGATCTGTATTAAGACGTTTCTTAACAGACTTAATATCTACTTTATCACCCATATCAGATAATGCATAAATTGCTTTAGATAATCTAGGAGCATAAAGAGATGCAATGTATTCTTCACATCTTAATCTCTTAATAGAAATATCTAGATTATCTTTAGCTAGTAAAGCACTGTACTCATACATTACCCATCTTAAGATACCAAAGATAGTATTCTTATCTTGTTCTGGTAAGCGTATCTTCTCTACAGTAGTCTTATCATAGATAAGTTTAAGAGAAGTTAATACAGAGATACCTTTATTTCTAGGAGTGCTTAGATTAAACTTTCTTCCCAAAGAATCTAGCCAGAACTCTCTAGAATAAATGAATGGTATCGTAGCAAATTTTCTTGGGAATTCATTACATAACTCTACCATTACATGTTGTAATGCTGGATTCATATGTAAGATATTCTTAGGACAGCTTACAAAGATTTGACTAGTCTTCTTAGGTAAGAATGTATACCAGTTATCATCATTGGGATCAAAGTCTGTTATTCTAACAAATTGGTCTAATCCTAAGAATTGTAAGCCTCTAATTAATCCCATTTCTGCAAAGATATATTTTACCATAGGTACAGACTTCTTAAAGATTTCTGCATCATAGGTTATTGCCATTACTTTGTTTTCTCTTACATCGCTCAACTCTATGATGTGTCTAAATACACGAATAGGTTGGAATGGAGATTTTACAGTAAGCATCTCATATTTATGATTCGATGTTCTATTATTATAAGTAAATGCATCTACTATTTGATACATAGCAGATCTTACATTGCCATTGATTTTAAAGTAGAATTTCTCTATTACTTTAGGAATGGCAATGATGATATCAAACATTTCTCTTCCATCAATAGCTTCGATATAATAAGTAACGATAAGAAGTCTAAGATCAGATTCTTTTAGATCTATGAAGTCATATCTATTATCTGTAGAAGCTTTGAGTTTAGAAGACTTGCTAATAGCATTAGCTTGATATTGTTGTAAGATATCTATAATTTGTTTATAATCATCTACAACTGTGAAGTTATGTACTTTGATTGTAAAGTACCCATTTACTCCCATTTCACGTTCTATTGATTTGATGATATTCTCTAAGTAGTATATAATCAAATCATCTGATCTAACAAATAGATCTTTATTGAATTTTTCTCTATACTTATTATCATAATTATAGATAAATTCTCTTTGATTCATCTTCTCCTCCTGCTAATCAATGGTATCGTTTATACAGGTTGTGAGTTTTTCTCCAATAGGATTTGGAGCGTTTTTCTTATCTTCAAATGTAACAGATGCTCTAATATCAAAGATATCACAGAATCTTTTTAATTTAAAGAATGTAATACTATGACCAGCTAAACCACGAAGGTCATTTGAATAGTCAGAACCAAATCTAGGTTTGTAGTTTTCTATATCGATAGATTTCTTAGCAATTGCTTGTTTAAACAATGCCATTTCTGGAGTATCTTCTTCTTTAACGATAGGAGTATAGATATTATTAGCAGAGATTAGAATAGTACGTTCTTGTTGTTCTAACTTAGCTTGCTTTTCTATAGCATCTCTGAGATTTTCGACATTCTCAAAATCGATGATATTCTTAGCATCATAATCCTCATGATTTACATCTTCTGGATTAGAGTATACTAATACAGGACCAGCATCATATACATTTACCATATCTCTAGTAAATTTAGTATTTACTGGATATACAGTATCTCCTGATACTACAGCAGTATCATCAGCAAGATCTTTAGAGATTTGTGGATTCAAAATAGATCTTCTTATAAAATCATCTTGATCCATAACATCTAAGATTCTTTTGCCTATTTTCATTTTCTTCATAATTATATCCCCTATTCGAAAAAATTATATCAAAAATGGTAATAGACGGATACTGGTTGAGAGGAATAACCTCTCAACCAATTCCATTCATTTATTATAGATTATTTTTGATATGATAGATTAAAGATTCTGGAACTGCAACTTGTCTTCCATCTTCACATGTGAAAATATGATCTTCATCTACTTGACGATTAGGAATATTTCTAATGAAGTTTCTTACTGCTTCTTTTTTATCTTCTTCTTCATTTGCTTGAGTCATAGCTTTCATCAAAGCGATAACGGCTGCTTTCTTAGCTTCAGCATCTTCTCCATCACAAGGAACTTCAGATACATATACTGGAGTTTCTAAGTCACTGTCTTTATGTCTATGGATATAAGATCTAAGACCATTTACAGGACCATTTTCACTAAGAACTGGGATGAGTTTCATTGGAGTGATATTAGCAGTTTCGATAGGTCTCAAAGTATCGCCAAAATTAGAGCACTCACATGGCTCATCATCTGGATATGGAATATATTGAGGAAGTTCATTCGACCCAGCTTCTTCCACCATCACAGATTCATTCTTAATAAGTTCTTTTGCAAGAGCTTGTGCTAAGATACGTTTTTCTTCGTCGCTTTCAATATGAAAGACTGTATGTGTTACTTTCATAATAAATCTCCTTTATTTATTAAGCACGTTCAGGAAGTTCTTGATTAGCTGCAACACCAGTATCATCTTTTACATGTTGTTTCAAGTGTTCAGATGGTTCGATACCAATGTATACATTGTTACCAGCGATTTCACCAGTCATTGTAAATAAGTTAGTGAATTCCAATACAGGATCGATAGATACGTTAGAACGCATATAATCGAAGATCACATCTAAGATTGTGCAGAACAATTCTTGTGCAGAACCTTCACAAATATTACCATTATCATCTTTAGGCATGAATTTGAATACCAAACCATATTCGTCATGAGCATGATCAGCAATCACTGCATAAGCTGATTGAGATTCTGGGAATGTATATACTTTCCATTTGTTGTCGATATCTTCTTCATTGAATGTGTAATTCAAAGTCCAAGAACCTTCATCAGCACCTTCTTCTTCTTGTTTATGGAATTGAACGTATGCTGCAAAATGGAATTTATCATTCGCATCTTTGAATACCAAAGCTACTGGAGTATCTTTAGATTTGTTTTTACCCAAGAAGATAGCAGCACCTTCGAATAAAGATTTGATACAAGCTTCAGATACGAAGTCATTCCAGCCATAATCACGAGATGTGAAAGTTTTCATGATTTGCATTGGGATACTGGATTCAAGATAGTTCTTCATTTAAGAGTCCTCCTAAAAATATAATAAAAGATCTTTTATATAATCAACCCCGTCGGGATGATATCAAGATTATAGTGTATAACCAATTTAAAGGTTACGAATTAGTCATACACTGTATCAATTTTAATTACTTTCCATAATTGACTTTAAGAAACTGATCAGCTTCATCAGGAGTCATTATAAATGGATAGTAATCTTTAAAGCTTTGAAGGTTGTTATAATTAATACCACCTTCTACTGTAAGACCAGAAGCTTTTTTGAAGTTCTTTTCTTTTGCTTTAAATGCTTTTGTTACATTACCAGATTCAAATCCAATATAAGGTACTACCAATATAGCAGTTGATCCTGTAACGCCAGCATCTTCTCTAGCATCAAAACCAGCTTCATTAAATCTATTTGCTAAGCCATGATCTCTTAATCCAGAGAATCTAATTTGTGCTTTATTGTTTTCTTCACCAACTACAGTATATTCTATATTGAAGTTTGCAAAGATGAATCCTATATCTGGTCTAAATAACTCTATTTCATTTCTAATAGTATCTACAGTTTTAGTACCAATACCTTTTGCTGCAGATATATGATTTAGAACTGTATCAGTATTCTTTAATAGTTCTTGTATCGAAACATTCTTAAGAATTATCTTCCAAGTTTCAGCTCCTATAGAAGTAAAACCAATAGCTCCTAGAATTCTATAGTCTGGGAATTTGATTGTTCTCATTTCTTCTAATCTTTGAGAGAACTTAATACCATTAGCTTCACCAAGCTTTTCTATTAATACGTCTTTAGGAATAGCATAGAGTTCTCTTAACCATTTAGCTCCTAAAGCTCTAATAGATTCACTAGAGAAATCTTTGATATTCAATTTCTTAAATAGATTAGTTAATCTGCCTATTATCTTTTCTGGACAGAAGAAGTTAGTACAAATAGCACTATTGCCTGAATCTGTTACTACTAGATCAGATCCACAACAAGGACACTTAGTAGGGAATTCTTCTAATGGATTTGGATTGGTTAGATTAGAACTATCATCAGCTTTTGTAATATAAACTATTACATCATTAACCAATGTAAGGTTAACCTTATCACCACATCTTAATCCAAGATCTAAGAATCTCTTCAATGAGTGAGCTGTTGTTTTATCATGAATAGCACCAAAAAATTCAACTGGTCTAAAATGAGCCATTGGAACTACCCTACCATCTTGACCTACAGAATAGGTATAATGGGTAAAGGTAGAAACTCTTCTTAGAGGATTGAATTTAATAGCTATTGCATATCTAGGAACAGATCCTCTCTTTCCTAATCTTTGACGAATATCTTCATCAGCATATTCTATTACAACACCATCATATTGGAATCCCATATAATCTCTTAATTCATTGGCATTCTTTACGAACTGGCTTACCATGAATAATACTTGGGTATAATCTCCTTCTATGATTTCATGTCTCATAGAGATATTCTTAGTATAATATTTATTTAGAAAATCTAACTCAGTTAATCTATCAACATTTAGAGATGATTCTAATGGAATAGGAGTTAGATAATCTCTATACATTCTAGCATCTAATCCACCAAGTAAACCTATTACACCATTTCTAGGATTAGCATAAGTCTTGCCAAAGTCTTGAGCTATGCGTTTTAGATTATTATCAGTAACGATATATTCAAACTTAATACCAAATACTTCAGATTCATCTACTACACCTTTAGCTCTAGGAAATTCTAACCCTCCTAGTATTGGAGTTAGATCGGATGCTTCATTATTAGAAGTATCACCTCTAGTACAAGCAAATACTACTTTAGAACCAGCTACTTCTTCTTCAACAGATACACCATCATATTTGAGAGAAGCTATGAGTTTAATATGATTTGGATTTATAATACCTTGTTGAACGTGGGCTCCTAAGAAGTCTCTTTCAAAGATTTGAACTGTTCTATCATCTAATACACCATCAGTTAATGCGTCAGCTTTTAAAGTGTATTTGCACTTATCTAAAGTTCCACACATATTATAATTACTAGAAACGTTTCTAGATCTCTTATTTACTAAGGTATCATCATGATGAACTATAAAATCCTCTTCAATAGGTAGAGTATAGTTTCTAGTAAGAGGATGGAAATACATCATCTTATCTTTATTAGGAATAATCCTTACTACTTCTTTAGGACCTTTATCTCCAGTTTCTAAAAGATCATAATTTTGTTTTACAATACTCTCTGTTTTAAATATTATAGGTGGAGCACCAACTGGATATTGAATTCCCTGTACTTTACACAATACTATCAAAGAATCATATATAGGATCTTCTAATGGTAGTATGATATTTGCTCCATTATTATATAAAGCATTTGATATCTTTATGATAAGCATTATATCATCATAATCTTGCGAATCTATTTTTTGTTTATTTATACATTCCATAGATTTGTTTATCATATAATGCTTTATATTATCTGGAACTTCTGGATTACCAGACAGAATACTATTATAAATATTATTTAATTCTGCATTCATATACATTCCTCCTTTCTTTAAAAAATAGATGTAGTAGGGAACTTAATCCCTACTACATTATTATTGTATATGATCATTTAGTCTTTTAAACCAAGTCGTCTAAGCTTTTCATCATATTCTCTATTACGAACATTTTCTTCATAGAGACCAGGAATGATTCTGATGACTTCTTTAGTTTCTCTTGATTCAGGTTTTTGTTTGTTAAGAACTTTCTTTCTATAATCTTCAGCAGATTTATATTTTGTTCTAGTATCCTCATCAAGAACATCTACTACAAACTTAGCTTTTCTTGGTAAGATATCAACAACATTTCTCAACATAGGATGACGAATGTGTTTGAATAATTTAATAAATCTAAATCTACCACCAAGTTCTTTAAGATAAGCATGTAGTATTTGAGCAGATTGAGATTCTGCATCTTCATCTAACTCAATATCAAAGTCGAATGGATTTCCTGTAAGAAGTTTCTTATGAGAACGTCTTGCTTTAGGACTTGAAGAGTTAAGCATAAATTCTTGATAGAATTTTTCTACACCAAGATGTGCTGTAATAGTAGAAGATTCCATTTCACCAAAGATTCTTACTGGAGTTGAAGCAAACTTAGCGTTATGAACTTTACTCATTCTAGACTTAGAGTTTTCATTTCTAATATTAGTAGAAGCCAAAGATACTACAGAGAACTTTTCTTCTGCTAATTGTTTTAATCTAGAGATATATTTAAATCCAATAACAAGTTTTCTTCTAGTAAGAACCATTCTGTATTTACCATTAGAATCTTTTACTGGAGCACAAACGTTACAATGTTTATTGATGAATGGGAATGTATTGTAGATTGTTGTAAGCAGATCAATACTCATTCCAGTAGAAATTGGCTTTAAGGATAACAGAATTTTTCCTTCATGAAGCATTTGTTGAATAAAGAGATTTCTCTTATATTCATTATCTTCCCAATCTGCATCATTCTTATCATAACTAAATTGGAACTGTTCGGCTAAAAAATATGCTTGTTCTGGATTTAGCAATTCTATATATCGATGGATCAATGCAAATGCTTGATCATAAGACATAGCATTCGCATCCATCTGAGCACCGATATATTCTAATAATTGCCATCCAATATAAGTTACAGAAGTTTCAAATAACTGACCATCATTCAAGCGGTTGATGCAAGTATTCATAGAGTATAATACATCTACTGGTACCCATTTGCCATTTCTTAAATAATGAGGCATCATAGAGTCAGGCATTACTTTAGAGATAACGCCTTTACCACCATATCTATCTGTAATCTTATCCCCACTGTGAAGAGGTTTATTTTGTTGAATGTAAACAACCATTGTGATATTGTTGAAAACCTTTTCACTAATGTATTGCTTACCATGAACTACCGCATCACAATTATAAAGCATCTTTTGAAGATCGTAAGATATATTAATATCTTTTCTTTCCCCAGTAGTTTGATCATAGATCAAAGGATTTACTGCAGCAACAAACTCTTTAGAGAATCTGATTGTCTCATCATAATATCTTTTGATTTGATTATTATAAAGAGAGTTTTCTAGTTTCTCAGGATTGTTGCAGTAAACATCGATGTCGATAACTTTACCTTCTACAATGTATTCTTTATCATTCATCATAGTAGTTTTCAATCTTTCCCAAGATTGAGTAAATAAAGCTTCTTCATCTTTAAGTTCTCTACGAACAGCACAAAGAATATTGTTCTTTACATCCTCATCAATATCTGGGAATGTTTTGTATTCTTTATCTCTACCATAGAGATTAAGAAGGATATCATTATCATTAATCTTTACTTCCACTTTGTCAATCAATGGAGTAACAAAGCGTTTAGAAGCGGATTCGCTAATAACAATTGGGTCTTCTTTAACGTATTCACAAGCCACATACATTGTGGATAAGTTTACACCTTCTGCACGATTATTATATTCATCATAAGAAATTGTTTTCTTCATCACATCGCCTTTGTGAATTGTTTTGCCAGGAGTGAGGCTGTCTAAATAATCGTTGTTGTAAATGTATCCATAAAATTCTGTGATATGCTTGTATTCGATACGTTCAATACAAGTTAATTCATTGAGAGTTTTGTTGTATAGAATCAACCAATATCTTCTATTAGGATCATTGCTGAATTTAGAGATCTTAGCAATAACCTTATAGTTATGCTCAGCCCTAATAAAATTAGAGCTGAGTTCACCGAATTGGTTTTCATATCCAGTAGATACGATAGGTACCTCTGGTTCTAACAACTGAGCAATCTGCTCCATTTGAATCCCCTGCATTATTTTTCTTGAGCCTGAGTTTGTGTTATTGAAAGGCTGTTTCAAGCCTTTACAAAGAGTATACTCATGATTAGGCAGACGTTGCTCTATCGCCTCAATGTCTTTTGCTAGGTTCAGCGTTGTGTTAGATGTTTTCATATGAAATCCCCTGAATTCTTTAATTCCTAGATTAGATTAATAGTAAGCGAGTATTATAGTCACTATATAAGAGATCTAGCATAATCTTAATATCATCTTTAGAGACAGATTCGATATAATCGAATAAGTAGGAATAATTTACCATGATATGAAGTAGAGTACGTTCATTATTAGGATAAATATTCGTAATGATAGATTTTGTCGATCTTAAACCATTGGAAACAGATTGAAAAGATGTATTTTCTTTAGACCCTGAAACAATTAATAGTTTTAATTTGTCTTCGACAGATTCATCATCTGAATAATCAGAGCATTCGTCTTCTAATGGAACACATAAACATGTGGCTGTTTTGTAGTTATCCATTTTTTCCAATTCTGAATCGGTCATTTTCTCCTTAAGACCATCTTTACATTTTTCCCTTAGATCTTCAATGGTTATGAACTCGCATTCAATACTAACATTCTTCATTGTTCTTTCCACTCCTGTAAATTAAAGAAAACAATTATGAGGCTAGAGAGAAATAGCCTCATAATTATAGTATATAGCCGTTAAATTGTTTAGACTTCGTAGAGAGCATCAGAAGATAACAACTCATCGGTATGAGATTCTTCTGCTAATTGGATAGGTTGTGGAATCTTTTTCAATCTTTCAAGAACAACGCTTAAGAAAGCTCCTCTGAATTCAGGATCTGATAAAACTTTTTCTCTAAAACTACCATAAGAGAATTTATGAGTTTTATCAATATCAAATGATAATGATGCCCCACCACCATAAATAAGTTTATTTGCTTTTAAGTCTTCTAATAAAGATAACCATGGATCAAAACCATTAGCAAAATCATATACTAACCTAGCTCCAAGTTTCTTACCAGAAGAACGAGATTTAACCAAAGAAATTTCTACAATAGAACCTTCTACTTTGTATCCTTCATCAGATTTTAATTTAGTTTTAGAATCTAAACGAATGATATTATTAGCTACATATGTAGCGGATCTACCTCTAGGTAAGCGTTCACCTTGTTTCAAATAAGGGACAGGATTTGCTTTAGGGAACATCGTCATTTGAACTTCTTCTAAGATATGATTAATACCAAATAGAATGATATTAGCTTCTTTGAGAAGTGGAATGATTTGTCTAAAGATACGAGTTAAAATTTGAGCTGTAGCAGCACCAGAGGATTTACCAGCTAATTCATTATCATCCGCATATTCTTTAGGCATAAGCATTGGAATAGAATCTAAGATATAAATAGTAGGTTCTAATTTCATAATAGGATTACCATACGCATCATTGCGTTTTGTATCATATAGGAATTTCTCAGGATTGCCTACTTTTAAATCATGTATCATTTTAATACGTTCATAAAAGTTTTCTGCTGTAACGCCAGTATTACGAACGATATATCTTTTATTATACTCTTCAAGAGTAAACCCAGATAAAGATCTACGACGAGCAGTAGTCATACCACCTTCGATATTATCTTCAAAGATAGTAGTAGTTTTAAATTGTCTAGCAATATTTGCTGCAATTTGAGTTACAAGAGTTGATTTACCACAATTCGTATTACCAATTAATACGTTATAACTGCCATCTGTAATACCCAATACAAAGTATTGTTTCATTTCCCCATCTGGCATTTTTTGATCATTAATAAACCCATTGAGATAATCAAAGTTTAAGAATCCAGTAGGATAACCGGTATCTTCCTTTGCCTCTTGGCTCATACTATAATCCATTTTAGATACCTTGTCTCTAAACATTTGCTCCAAAATGCTATCTGTCTCAGCCATATTATTTCCTCCTTATAAGTTTATAAGTTTTTAACCTCTATAATTCACACATCATTTGCGAATATAATATTGTGTCTCAAACTCTATAAATTTCTACAAACTGGATAGCAAGGGTAATTAAACCCTTGCTATTAGAAATTAAAGTATACTTCTTTTTTAGTTAAGTTATTTAGTACTGATACGATCTTAGGATATATATTTCTATCAATATCCTTTAGACTGAATCTTAGGTCTGTATGATCTAATGCTTCTATATTTATCATATTATAAGCTCTAAGCATCATTTCCTCAATAATATTTTCTGGTTGAGATTCTATAATGTTTAGAATAGCTCTATTTATACAATTGGAAATATAGATTACTTCTGGAGTAATCCAATCATCATCTGATCTGTATACATAATTATCTTTTAAGATAATCAAAAATAGCTCTGTTAGATCTCTAGTATTGTTGTATATTGTTAAGAATAGATTAGTAATCTTTTCTACAGATATAGCATTAGAAGGATCCAATCCTATACACACAATAGCAGAGTTTAATCTTATAATATTCTCATCTTGTCTAAAAGAAGACTTTCTAGCAACTGCTATATATGAAGCAGATACTTGATTGAATTCACAGTTATTAATAATCTTATGAGTCATATTATTATTAACTACAGTACTCAAGAAAGTGTATAACTTTGCCAAGTATTGATTTACTGGAAACATGTTGTATATCATATTATTACAGTAAATACGATCTTCATAACTTAAAGCTTCTTCCATGCATACTTGAATTAGGAAAGTTAAAAATCTAGTATTAGATTTTAAGAACATTAATTCCTCAGATCTATCAATATAAGACAAAAAAGATTTATACTCTTGTTTAACCAGTCTATATGCGAACTCGTCTGGTAACCGATCAAGGTTACCAAGACGTTTCGCTAATAGAGTTGGACCAGAATCTACTAGAGCATTACTTATTGAATAGAAATTATCTTCGTCTATCATATTCTAGTCCTCCTAATAGATTATAATTCGTCAGAAACTTCTTTATGGGATTTATCAGTTTCAGGTTCTGTTTTCTTACCCATTTTGCTAAAGAAGCTGGATCTGGATGCTGCTAATTTTCTAGAATCTGTTTCTGTAAAGCGTTTAACTTTAGAGTTCATATCTAAACCATTTGCAGCAGAGGTGTCGAAACTATGTTTGAAGAATCTGTCTTGATTCATATCAATAGATTCCATTTGTTTCTTATACTTATTATAAGTATTCTTGATATCATCATAAGGAATCTTCATACCAGATACAATGATATCAATGTATTCTTCATCATGGTAGTTTTGAATATGTAAGAACAATTCATATGGTGTACCATATTTCTTTTTAAGGACATCAAAAGTTTGATCAATAAACCCTTGAGTCTTTTCACCACAGTTGATGATGATACCAATACGTTTAGCAGAACGTTCATTATCCAAACTGTGTGTATCTAATACCATGTTTTCCAATGCTTTATTGAAATCTTCTACACTGCGGATTTTATTCAATACAGTGTGTTCAATAGTCATAAAGCCTGGAGTTGTATCAATCTTATAAAGATCAGTGTCGTCAATATTATTTTCAGATGCAATAATATTTTGACCTAGCAAAGTGGAGATACGTTTAGAGAATTCTACGTTAGCCAATTCTTCTGCTTTCTTACGATTACCTTCAGCTTCTTCTAAGAAAGATTTATTAGAAATAGCTTGAACAATATAATCTTCAGAAAGATCATGGAACCAATCTACTGTATTTTTAAGACCACGAACGTCATCTTCGAAACCAGTAAATACAAATAACTGTACATTTGCTCCTACTACTTCTTTCATATATTTTGCAATAACAGAAGAAGCACCGCAACCAGTACCACCTTCAGAAGAAGATACAATAATAACCATACGGTCATCTGGATCCATTAATGCATCTAGATTTACAGTATGATCAGCTAAAGCATCCATAATCATATCTTTAGCAAGATCACGTTCTTTACCGCATCCTTTAGTATCACCAAATTCAATAGCGAATTCTTTGTACTTTTCAGGAACGTCGGCAAGAGTACTATTTAGAAGCAAGCAATCATTATCTTGAATAATTCCATCTTCTAATAATCTAATTACTGCTTTATTACCAGCAGCACCAACACCAATAAGTTTTGCGTTTAACATTGGTAGTTAACCTCCATTTTTAATAAACAAAATTTATAGGTACACAATAGAGCTATTAGCGACACTACTAATCTTAGCAACCCAATTTGGGTCTGTAGCATATCCGCCACGCTTCATTGCATTTAATGTAGTGTACCCTTTATCGTAATATGTGGATTTAATCCACTTAGCACCATTAATAATGCCATCTTCCATGCTTTCTCCCATAGCATGAGCTTTATCTGGATCGGAATCTATAGCATTGATTCCAAAATAATTATGTCGGTCATTAGCTATAGCGCTGTTGCCGAAACTTGATTCTATTGCAGCATGGGCAAAAATATATACAGGATTCAATCCAGACTCTTTGGATGCCTTGATAAATATATCTCCATGCCCTTTAAATTTAGTTCCTCCAGCTACATGAGAGGAATAGTTATCGATGATCTTATTCATATCATCAACTGTTATAGCTTTATTAGCAGCTAAATCTGTATCACCATTAAGACCTTGAGCCTTCATGTTATCTATTGATACTTTTCTTAGATATTGCATCTTATCTAACTTTGCTTGCTGTTGTTTATTAGATTCTTTCTGCTCATTTCTCATATCATTAATCGTATTGAATATTGCAGTAGTAGTATCTTTACTTTCATCTACTACCATTGATATTTCTCCAACCTTGTTTTCTAAATAATGGATCTTTACCATGCAATATACATTCATTATTATAGATACAGCGAAACAAATCAGAACTCCTATAACTATTATAGCAGCTTTGTTATTTTTATTAGTATTCTTTTTTCTAGTTCTTCGTGGTCTCATTTCTTTATATTCCATTATAAACTCAACCATCCTTTCATCTTAGCCAAAATAACCACTCATAGCAGTAAATGCTATGAGTGATATCATATCAAAATAGTTCGATATTTTATTGTTTGTCTTTTTGTTGTTCTTTAACTTTTTCAGCGTCTTCTTTAGTCAATTCAGTTGCACCGCAACCAAAATCACCTTGTTCGGTAAGAGAATACACTTTTTCTTCTTGTTCTTTACACATTTTAAATTCCTCCTTTAAAAATCTAACCTATGAGACTAAATTATTTAATGTAGTTAGATTTCTAATAATTTAATCTCATTATTATAGTATATATTTATACTGAAAATTACTGCTTCATAAAATCTTCAAGGTCAACTCTAAAGTTATTAATAGTAGACTGTTGTTGATTATACCAATCTAATAGATTTAAAATAGAATCAGGAGATAAATTAAAATTATCTCTTCTCATTATATTTCTATAAATAGATTTAAATTTACTAGTACCCTTAATTATAATAGGATATTCTAATAGATCTGGATAAGCGGAAAATACATGATATAAATCTATACCTTCTATAATCATTTTATGATGTTCTTTTAAACAGTATTTTACTATTTTGATTGCCCATTTACGCTTTTCTATAGTAGTTTTTCTTTCATCAGAATTTGTAAATTTATCTGTACTGAAAAGTTTGAACTGTCTTTCAATAAACTTTACATATTGAGGATTGTTTCTAAGAAATTTATAAAAAGTTTTAAAATCAGATTTAGTTTCTTTTAGCATTTGTTCTGCTGATTCAGGATACATGAGTGTATCCATAGAAAGTAATTCTGCTTTATATTTCTTAGATAATTCTTTTGATAAAGTAGACTTTCCAGATCCCGAATAACCTACTACAAAACAAGCATTATATTTCTTATCATTTTCGAATCTATCAAAGTTAATATAAAGATCATCATCATCAAAGAAGATTGCATGATCTGTACTTGCTTTGAAGACTCCCTCTCTAAATAATGGCATAATTAACCTTCCCTCTTAAGGCCAGACTGCTCAGTGTTACGTTTCTTAAGTGTTCTAGGGAGATAATCTTCTGTATTAACTAAGTTAGAGTTGATGTGTGCACCTAATAGATATGAAGAAATAAGATTTCTTGCAAGAGAGTCATCATTTTCTACTGGCACATCTTTTTGGCTAACCATACCAGTTGTATTGATTTGATTATAGAACTTAGACTTAGCATTCATAGCATCAGCACGATATGTTGCAAGTTCTTTAATAGTTTCTGGTAAGTCAAATGTTACCATAGATTCAAACTCTCTATCTGTAGAGTTACCATTCTTATCAGAATCAATAAGCAAACCAGTTCTATAATCACGTTTAGATATATTTACAGAATAACCAGTTTTCTTTTGTACCATTTGTTTCAATCTCTTAAGGGTCATATAAACTACAAGTACACTTTGAGATTTTACTGGAACCCCATCTTTATTTCTATATAAGAAAGGCATATTAACCTTTTCTTCAATAGGAACTTTTAGATAGTTTAATCCATCCATTATTTGATCAATAGTAGGATCATTCTCAAATACCTTAGATTGAAACTTTAATGGGAAATCTTGATCAAAGAAATCGTAAAACTGTTTATCATTCATCTTAGCAAACTTGGCTTTATAGTACTCAGTATTTGCACCAGTCTTATCTATCATATCAAATACTTTGTAGATCTTTTCTTCTACTTTCTTTCTTGCTTCTTTGATATTTGCCATAGATTATTTCTTCTTTCTTCTTCTCATAAGAACTTCAAGACGTTGGTTGATCATATCAGTATTACCATATTTCCCAACTACTTCATCAGTATCTTTTTCGCCAGCATGATGTGGAGTAAGATTTCTGTTATAGAACTTAAGCATCTTATCTGCTACAGTATCATCTTCAGTAGGAGTGTCAAATTTATCTAATTGCTGACGACAGATCTTTAATTGTTCTTCTAATTCTTTACGAACTTTAGGATCTATATTCTTAGTATTCTTCAATTCGTATTCGATTTGTTCAATTTGATAAATGATACGTTTACGATTAGAAGGATGAGGATCATAGATATTAGCCCGCATAGAAAGGTCATCCATAATCTTACCAATACCTACTAAGATATTTACAATAGGAATTTGTTTAAGAGTCTTAGTGATCTTATATTCTTGAGGTCCTAATTTTGTAAATGCAGCAGATAATTCAGAAGAGTATCCATACATTGCAGCAAATTGGTCTGCAAACTTTTCATCTACTTTACCATATTTGGTATTTCTATCTAAGATTGCTTTAGAGAAAGTATGACCAATTTCATGAAGTACGAAAGACATAAGTTCTGGAATAGTAATATAGCTAGTGAAGATAGCACCAAGGTTTAAACAAACCAAGAGGTTTACTGGGAATTTCTTTTTATCAAATTTAGCACCACGAGAAGTTATGGAAACGTAGTTTTTAAGATTATCCAACTCATGTTCTTTGTCATTTGTGTCATAAGCTTTAT